CTGGAACACGCTCGGCAGCGCGCAGCAGGACCAAGCCCTCACCTGGAACACGCTCGGCAGCGCGCAGCAGGACCAAGCGCTCACCTGGAACACGCTCGGCAGCGCGCAGCAGGACCAAGCGCTCTCGTGGGACATTGAAGCAACTGCAGGCACGGTCACTCATGATCAAGCGCTTTTGTGGGATGTCCTCAACGCCGTCCAATCCGATCAATCGATCGAGTGGGGCATCGGCAATGCTGTTGAGTCGAATGCTTCGCTGACCTGGAACATCCTGATCGCCGTTCAATCGGATCTTCCGATTGAGTGGAACACGTTTGGTGCAGTTCAGTCTGACGTTTCACTGACTTGGGACATAGCAGAACAACCTGGAACGGTTGTCAGCGACCGAGCGTTGAATTGGGATGTCCTCAATGCGATCCAGTCAGATCGATTGATCGAGTGGGGCATCACCAATGCAGTTCAGAACGATCAATCGCTGTCCTGGGACACACTGAACGCCGCCGAGCAGGATCGCCCCCTCTCATGGGATATCGAGGCTCCTACGGGTGTTGTGACTGCCGATCAGGCGCTCGCTTGGAACATCCTCAACGGGGTCGAGCGAGACGTGGATCTTGCGTGGGGCATAGCGAACGATGTCGAGGCCGATCGAACGCTTGCCTGGGACACACTGAACGCCGCCGAGCAGGATCAAGAACTGACGTGGCAGATCATCGGATCGGCACAGCAGGATCTCACGCTCATTTGGTTGATCGAGTCTGACACCTTGCCGCCGATGTTGCGGCTGACTGCGACCATCGAGCCCTGGTGGCGATTCGCGCCCAAGGTGGTCCGATGATTTCTATTGCCGTCGAGCCTTGGTACGGCTTCGATTCTCAGGTCGAGATCGAACTGTCGGTCAAGCGGGCTTCGGGAGAAGCCTTCTATGATGTCCAAATAGAAATGACCGGAGAGGCATTGCTGCTTCCGGTCATTGGGCAAGGCACTTCGATTCAAGTCGAGATCACACGCATTGCTGCGTGAGGGGTTGAAGCGGCGTCAAGTTGCCGCCCACGCCTGTCACTTCCTCTTGTTGGAGAAGGGGAACCTCGACTGCAGTTGCATGCCGTCGTAGGGGCCACGTCGACCGCCAACGATGGTCAGCGTCTTGGCGTTGGCCTTGCGAGCCAACTTGTCCAGGTGGCGGCCGTGCGGCTGGCCTGCGTGGTCGAGCCAGCCGCAGGCGTCCCTCTTCAGTTCATCCGACGCTCCCACGCTGACACGCCGCATGGCGCGAGGGAGGCTGTGCGTCGGAATGCCGAAGTGGTATCCGTCACCGCGCCGCTGACCGAGCGGCTTGTCACGATCGAGCGCCATGGTCAGTACCCCTTGACCACGCGCGGCCGGAAGTCGCCGATCAACGGCATCTGCTTCGTGCCGTAGTTGACCTTGATGAAGGCGCCCGTGGCCTTGCTGAAGACCTCGACCACGCGGCCGGCAACCACGACGCCATTGCGGCGCGTCACCTTGACCCGAGCGCCGGGCTTGTAGTCGCTGCGGAACACCTCGGCTTTCGTGGCCGGCGCCTTCTTGGCGGCGGTCTTCTTCGGGGTCGCCTTCTTGGCGGCGGTCTTCTTCGTAGCCATGTCGTTTCTCCTTGGGCTCACAGATCGTCGTCTTCGACGACAGGGGAAGTGTCGGCTTGCACCGGCTTGGTCTTGCTCAGGTCGGTCTCGATCGCCATGATGTAGGCAGCGGGATCGCTTGCCCGCGGCACGAGGGCGAGAATGTCGGAAGCCACGGTGATCGTGTTGGTCAGCACCTCGATCTTCTGGCGGATCTCCGGGGTGTCTGCGAGCAGCACATCGGAGGTCGGGTCGATCTCTGTCCGATGACCCAGGCTGTCGCCTTCCCGCTTGAAGACGAACGTCCCGGCATCCTTCTTGTCGACGACCCACACGGGCATCAGGCCCATGCCAGCAATGGCGGCAATGCCGTGAAGTTTCACGCCGCCATCGATCGGCGAGAAGGCCACGCGCAGTCGGAGCATCGGCTTGCTCTCGGAGCCGAGCTTCCACCGTGCGTAGTCGTCGCACACTTCCTCGTACTTGTTGAGCACGTCGTTCGCGCTGTCACCGTACAGTTCGCTGCTGACGTTGATCGTGTTCGACACGTAGTCGGGGACGTTGATGGCAAACCGCATGTCCTCGGTGAGCCGAATGGGGACATCCTTCTGTTCGGTGATGCCGTCTCGCGTCACATGGAAGACCTGACGCACGAACACGGCGCTCGGAGTAGTTTCAGAGTTCATCGTCGTCCTCGTCGTTGAACATGGATTTGGTGTCGGTGGAACCGGAAGTCGGCTTGACCTTCGACGCCTTCTCGGGCTTCGCCGGTCGCGGCGGCGTGGGAGCGTCAATCCGGCTGGCGACGTAGCGGCTCACAGCCTTGCAGATCGTTGGCCACTGCGCCTCGCTGTAGAGGAAGGCCCGACGGTTCCGTTCGGCCGGTTCGATTCCGAGGCTCGACAGCAGTTCGCTGCTGACGTTGACGCCGAGACGGCGACATACGTCGCCTGTATTCATGTCGCTCATGCGATCTCCTGGGGGGGTGAAGGGTTGGGGCAGTTCGTGCTCGCCGGCTTGGACGGGCACAGAGGAACCGAGTTCGGAACGAATGCGCGCGATGCGGATCTCCAACATGGCGACCCAAGCCGTATGCTCTTCGGCGGCGGTGATGTGCTTGACGCGATCGCGCTCTGCCGCTTCGAGTTGACGCAGAAGGAGGGTGCGTGCCTTGGGGGCAGACAAGAAGTCGAACATGGGTCAGCCTCGCTTCTTGAGGATCATGAGGACGACCCGATCGCCGGATTCCAGTCGGGTTGTCACGTTATCGTCGAACTCCGTGGTCAGTAGGACTTCGCCGCCCATGCGGTTGATCCCGGTGACGACGAAGGACTGGCTCTTGCCAATCTCGTCCATTGCACGCTTCAGGTACACCGACTGATCCAGACCCTCTTCGTAGGCGTGCCTCATCCACTCGAAGATGTTCAGCGGGTTGTCGGCCACGGCGACACCGTACTTGTTCAGACCGAACGCCTGACGCTGTGCGATGTCGTTGCACACCTCGGCTTCCGTTCCTGTCGGGACTTTCGGCCCGTCGCTGATCGTTATTCCGTTCATTGGGGTTCCTCTCCTGTTGTTTGATGTGACTGTATTGAATGCCTTGGAATGACGCAAGACATTTTTAATGTCCTACGGCATTGTGGGGTTTTTGACTTGTTCTCGTTGAGCCCTGGTGAGCCCTAGAACGAACACGCTGTTGAGCAATCGACCCTTGCGGTTCATCCAATAGCGCCGCTTCGCGGCTTTTAGGTCAGCCGTTGGGCGACGCGCATCCGGCTTATCGCCGATGGCATAGATCGCCCGTGGATAGCGGCGTTGACCTTCCTCGTCATTGCGATAGCCGCAGATGTAAATCCGCTTGGGTCGATTCTCCGGCCGCTTGGTCGGTCGTATCAAACGGGAGAAGATTGAAGCTGCTGACTGGCGGTCGATCCCGAGGATCTGGCACGCCTCGCTTCGGGTCATCGGACCCTGGTGCTCAAGCAGATCGAGGATTCGCTGTGTCTGCACACCCCAAAGGACAGGCTTCTTCTTGTTCACAACTCGTCGTCCTCAACCTTGACCGGGCTGACTTTCCCCTTGGTGGCCGGCTTGCCGCGGACACGCTGCCATGCCACGCTCATCACGCGAGCCTGATAGCGGGCATCGTCCAGTGCGTTGTGATGCACGCCTTCGCGTGGCGGGAACTCGCTTTTGTCCAAGCCAGCGACGTCGATCAGTGTCCGCATGTCGCGGACATTCCAGTAAGCCCAGGGCTCAGGCAAACCAACAGCCCCGTTGTCGTAGGCATGCTCAAGGATCGTGATGTCGAACGTGGCCCCGTTGCCCCACACCCGCATGTCTTTCGGCCGTTCGCACGTCTTCAACAGGAATGTCCGCAGATTGTCGAGAGCGACGGGCAACGGTTGCTTATTCGCGCTGTCCGAGAAGATGCGGCGGGCCTTGTCACTCTGTAGCGCCCACCAAGCCAAGGTTCTACCGCTGACCTTACCTGCCTTGATGGCCGAGTTGAACTCGACCTCGACGTAAAACTCTTTGCCAAGATTGCCGGTTGCAATGTCGAACTGCACACAGGCGATGCTCAGGATTGCCGCGTTGTAGCGGGTATGCAGGGTCTCAAGATCGATGCTGAAGTCGTTCACAGTTCGTCATCCTCATCCGGTGAGTCGGACCCAGGTGTCCACTCGTACACGATCCGCGGGCCTTCGTTGAAGACGCAGAGTCGGCCGTGCTTCACGCTGCGCAGCCAAAGGCCACCCTCGACGGGAATGCCTTCTGCCGTCAACTTGCGAATGACGGTGTTGTTGATATGAACGTCGTGGTTGATCGCTTCGAGCACTTTGCGCTCGAACTTGACGCGGATTGTCGTCATAGGTCTCCATCCTTGCGGATGACGTAGTGGTCGTGGATCAGTGTCACGGGGTAGACACCGGCCGGGTTGATCGAGAGATTCGGATTGAGTTGATGGACGATCTCAGCCAAGGCGGCTCGGCTCCCGCCCATCACGATGACGTCGTGGCCTCCGTACTGCAGCGCAACGGCAAGACCACTGTGCGCCCGGCATGGACCGCGCGCACCTTCGATGATCTCGGGAGAGAGCGAGGTGAGCGTCTTCATCCTTCGAGTTCTTCGATGAGAAGCGGACCCGGAGTGAATTCATTCTGAAGCCTATTGTTCTTAGCCATCAGACTGCATCCTCGCTCAATGTCCAGAACCTGACGTCGACGCCTTGCTCTCGCGCCTTGCCGCAAGCCCGCAAGTAGCGAGCGTGAACCTCCGGTGTGTCGAAGCAGTCGCCGACCCACACGTAGTCGGTGCCGCCAAGCCGCCAAGCACCCGAGAGGTAGGTGCGCTGATCGCAGGACAGCACACCGTAGTCACGAGAGGCCAGGATGCGGTGCCATGTCTGGATCGGGCCGGTTGGATCTGCCCACCCTCGGGTACAGATGACTTGCGCGTGATTGCGCTCGGCCATCTGCTCGAACACCACGCCAACCGAAGCGGTCCTGGTGAACAAGATGATCCGCCCACGGAGGGCGAGTACGTCACGGAAGCGGCTCACAGTTCGTCGTCCTCTTTGGCTATCTGATGGGTTGCTGCGGCCCATCCGTTGTGCCACGAGACGTACTCATAGCGCAGCGGAGGATGAGGGTTGTCTGACGCCTTCTTGCCTTCTCGGGCGGCCGTGGCGCCCTGCTGCCAAACGCTCCACTGCTGCTTGGCGTAGTCCGGCTCGCCGGGCTTGGCGGTGATCACTGCTGCTGATCCAGCCATGTGAACACCGTTTCTGTTCCACGGTCGGCCGTGGCTTCAGTTGACCATTCGAGCCGACCGTGTGTGACCGCAAAGCGGTGCTTCAGCGGCAAAGATATGTTGTAGAACTTCTCGCGGTCCATCGGCACGCCTTCAAGCCTGAGTCGGAGGTACAGCCAATCCACCTGACCGTCGAGCGGGATCTTCGGATCGATGTACTTGTGGTTGATCCGCACGACGATCTTGTTCTTGTCGGTCATGGTGTTCACAGTTCGTCGTCCTCGTCAACAGTCTCAGTTGAAGGCTTCTGGCGTTGCGCCATTCCGCCGAATGCCGCAACGATGTCTTTGATCATTCTGAAGTAGGTCTGAACGCACAACAGGGCGAACCCGAATGCGTCCTCCTTGAGCGGCGTCACTTGGACGTCGGGCAGGGTCACACGCTTGAATACGAAGTTGTCATTCACGGTGAAGGTGAGCGTGGGAACGTCCTCATCCTCGCCATACCGCAAGGCCAGTTCCGTGACTGCGTAGGACTGCTTCAGGAGGGTCTGAACATCGTGCTCTTGGATGTCCTTGTCCTTGATGCGAATGGTCTTCTTGCCACTGCCCTTGAGCACGGCTGCGTCGGTCGGATAGAACGAGCATTCCTCTTGCGTGTGCTCGTTGAAAAGGAAGCCGTCGCAAGCCAGTGTCGTCAGACTCCCGGCGATCGGCCTGCCCATTTCAATCTTCCATGGCTTCAGAGTCTCGCCGAAGACTGCAGTCAACACGGCAACCACGTCGTCGGCACGCTTCTGCGAGGATGTGCAGACCATCATCAGGTGATCGGACGTACCGATCTTGGTGAAGATGACCGGAACGACGGTTCGTCGGATGAACGCGCGAGGCAGCAAGTCGAACTCGATCTCTTCGCGGAGTTGCGCGTACTCCTTCTTCGAGAGCTTGCGCCCTTCCATCTGTTCGAGTTTGGCGACACGCTTGCCTAGGTGTTCGTCTCGCACCTTGCCGGGCAAGATGCGTTCATTGAAGCGGACCGCCATCAACTTACCGGCGTCGCTCAGGTCGACGAGAAGACCTTCGCCCGGCAGCGCATTGATCAGTCCGATGCTGCGCCACTGGCCGCCTGACGGCTCCTTGGATCGATGGAGATCGAGATCCAGGTCGTCCGTCTTGGCGTCCGAACTGACGAGGTACGGGATGAAGTTCTTGTACGGGTTGGTTGTCATTGGTTGTCCCTCAAAGCGTCACAAGGACGAGTGCGATCGTGAGAAGAATGGCGGCAACGATAAGCCGAATTGTCCAAGGGTCGTCATTCATTTTCTCGGCCTTACGTTTCTTGGCGGCAGCAACGAGTGGCCGCAGTTCGTTGAACTCGTCATGGAACGCGGGGCTCGGCTTGACGAGTAGATGGGTCTCGGACGTGTCATCCTCGTAGTGCAAGGTGATTCCGCGGACATTCTTTGAGTTCATTTCAGCCGCTCCCGGAGTGCTGCTATGGCGGCAATACGCGCCTTGATGATGGCATCGCGGTCTGTCCACGGCTCGTCAAGTGGCATCTTTTCGCCTGCAAGCGTCAGCGCTTCCAACGCCATCTGCATCGCGGCGCGGTCGGCTTCGATGCGCGCGCTGGGTTCGACGGTGGTCAGGATGTCGTGCAGCGTCTGCCCTTCAGCATCGTGATCGTGACCGCAGGTATGGCAGCGGCCTCGGAAAGGTGTCAGCGTCATACGTCGCCTCCAATGCCGTTCAGGCGCAGCACTTCGGCCTCGACGGCGCGGGCCAGTAGCCGCAGAGCCCATGTGAAGTTCTCTACACTGATGTCGTGGTGCATGAGCGCGATGATGGCTAGCTTCTCTGTCCGGTGTGCCGCGTCGATCCGCTCATCCGTCAGCCGCACCGGGCGCTGCGTTTGCGGCACTGGCGGTGCAGCGGCGAGCCTCCACGCTTCCGCAGCCTCATCCCATTGATACCCGAGTTTGCGCAGCGTGTCGCTGGCGGTGTAGGCGATTTTCCTGTTCGGCTGAGACATGGGGGTAACCTGCCTCGCATCGAGCGCGGCGCGGGCGGCGGTGACGGCAGTCTTCTTGTTCACACCTTCCCCCTCGGCGCCTTGGTCAGATTGATCGTCCGTGGGCCACGGTAGTTGCCGGCCTGCAGTTCATCGGCAATGCGGTGAGCCCGATCGATGACCTCTTGCTGCTGCGACACGAAGCCGCGCACCCGAGCGACCTCGGGACCGTACTTGTCGGGCTCGACCAATGGCCGCACGACTGCGCTGAAGATCGTCTGCGTTCGCAAGGGTTGCTTCCAGGTGACGACATACCCGGGGATTAGTTTTGCTGTCATCAGAAGTAGATGCTGACGAAGTGCCAACCGAGGGAGTAGTGCAGGAAAATGATAACGGTCAGCATTGGCTATTGCGGCTTCCTTATCGGCCCGCAACTTGGCGATCTCTTGATTCGCTCCCTCAGCCCATTGCAGTGCAACATCGACGAACTTGTCGCTGGTGCCGAGACGAATGGAGACCTCGCCCAATGACTTGAGCATTTCAAAAGTAACGCCTATCTTGTGCATCACTTCCTCCTTCTGATTCTCGCCATCACCCCAGCCGCACTCACGAGCAGCAACGTTGAGGGCTCGGGGATCGTCCCGCGGTGCGGCGGCACCTTCTTGAGCCACGGCGGCGGCTCGTGCTTGGGGTTCTCCCACGCGCGGAACAGAGGCTCTTTCGGAGGATGAGGCTTGAAGTCGATCCGGCTCACGTTGCCGCATACGATCGGCACGGCGATGCAGTGCTCGCGCACGCAGTAGACAAGGGCCGTCTCGCTATGGCCTTCTGTCCACTTGCTGACGTCCACGGTTCCGCGGCACAGCCCATTGCGCCAGTGCATGTCACGCAGGTTGGTGGCTGTACCGTTGGGCGCGTACATGCCCTGCTTGGTGATCGTCACGACAGCATCCGGTTCGATCCGCCGTTCCTTGCGGACAAGTTCGACTTGCACGTCGAGCGGGAAGCCGTAGCGAGCCACGGCTGCAGCGACGGTGTTGGTCGTCGGGCCTCGCCGGTAAGGGGCGGCGCCTGGGTTGGCCCACGAGCAGACAGCGGCAATGGCTACGGTTTCAAGCATGTCACGTCACCATCTCGCAGGTTCGGTTGGCAGCAGTGCACGCTTGACACGGCGGCGGGGGAGCGGCTGTCCCTTGTACGTGGGGAACGGCCTGTTGGGTGGCGCGATGGGCCGCGTCACTTGCCGATCCTCGTAGCGTCCTCGATCTTGATCGTGTCGCCAATGGCGCTCATTGCAAGCCGGCGAACAGGATAGACGTCCTTGTAGTTTTTCGGCACGTACACAGCACCTCGGCAGGACATGACCACTGCGGCGAGCAGATCGAGGTATTCCTGCGCACGCTGGCTCTCCTGGATGGCGAGGGCTCGCAAGGACTTGATGTCGCCTGCATCCCCTGCGGTCTTCAGGGCTTGCTGCAATGAGATGTTCAGCGATGGTGTAGGCATCTTGTTCTTTCTCGGTTTAGCGAGAGGAATTGCCTCGCCGCCCCGTTCGGATCGTCCCAATCGGGATCGTGGGCCAGCGGGTTCATTCCTTCACCCTCAGAGCGCGAACGAGTTCGATGACCTCGCGTGTCTTTGGATGAATGGCGAGCAATGCCTGCAACTCGATCTTGCCCTGCAGGTCGTTGTGAAAGATGTTGTTCGACAGATGGCCCATGGTAGATGCCATGTCCTTTTCCACCTCAACGTAGAAGGACTGGCCGACAGACAGATTGAGCAAGTGCCAAGGGCGTGAACCTACCCTCGGGCCGAGAATTGTTCCGGGCTTGATGCCGCGCTTCTTGGGTGGCGGCTTGACCTTTTCGATGTTGTAAACGGTCATCACAGACCTTCCGCTTTGGCGATGGCAGATTGGGCGTGCCGCATGGCCCAAGGATCGACGCCGTTAGTACCCGCGATCACAACCAGCGCCTTAAGCGACGCCAAGAGGTCAGGCGCAGCGGCGATCAACCGTGCGTCAGCAAGGCGGCGTTCATGCGAGACACCGAAGGCGTTGCCGACGACAGCCACGGTCGTACCGTACTGATCGCAAACACTATGAGACTTGATGTTCGGACTCGTGTGCCAAGGTCCAGGTGTGTGCTTGAACGTCGGAGTGTTCATGGTGGTGTGTTCCCGCAGAGGGTGGTGAGCCGTCAGACAAGGCTCATGCCCGTCGTCATTTCCCTGTAGCGGGATGACTGATCGGGTGCTGCTCATGAGTGGAATGTACTGCGTCATTCGTTTGACTGCAAGCGCTTTGTGAGAATCACTCGGCCTTGCGGGTCACGATGGCGACGAGGTACAGGTTGCCGCTCGGCGTGATGGTCTCTCCCACCTCGACACCGTAGGACGCGCCAGTCTTCTCGGCCGCGTTGCGGACGGCCGGTGCGACGGAGTTGCGGAGTTGCTGACGCAGTTCAGGCAGTTCGTCCTTGAGCCGGCTGACCTCGATGGTCGGGTCACAGATGCGGGCCTTGGAAGCGCACTCGCCGGGCGCGAGGTCGAGAACCTGAGAAGCGAAGCTGCCGGACTTGCGTTGCGTGGTGGACATGATGTCGTCGATCTTGTTGGTGGCGATGAGCCGTTGAATGATGAACTCGAACTTGGCGAGAAGGTGGGGCGAGGGATCGAACCCTTGGTCCTGGTCAGACATTGATCGTCCTTGGTTGATGTGTGCAGTGCATAGGTCGGGACTGTAGCACAACGGAAAGCCTTGTCAACGGGTCAGGCGAGAATTTTCATTGTGACTTTTGCCCGAAAATTTGGAACGGGCTGACCCTGCAAAGTAAGAAAAAGCATTGTCTTTAACGCCAGGGTCGAGAACCTGCATCGTGACTCTCGGCCAGTGGTGCAAGACCTGGGTGAGCCGCTGGCCCGAGTCGTTCCCGTTATTTGGTTCTGGTGATAGCCAGAAAACTAGGAACGGGCTGGGTCTCCAAAGTAAGGAATGGTGCTCGTGCTTTCTGCCCAGGTGGCGGGCCTGCAGGCGATCGGCCGAGCTTGCACCTGGGCCTCGCGCCCCTTACGTGTGCGCGGGCGTGCGCACGGTGAGCATAGGGGTGGGGGTATTTCCCGCAGGGGGTCGACCCGGCGCCGGCCGGGCCATGCTGCAGGGGGCTAGCGGGATGGCGCCGAGCGCTGCAGGGGGCTAGCGGGATGGCGCCGAGTCACAATGCCACGCACGACAAAATTGTAACAATGCGACGAATGACGCTTGACAATGGCCCCCATGGTGCCGATGATGCATTCATGCCGCTGACACAGTGTCGACGGCGCAAACAAGGGGCAACCTATGATCCTCGTTCTTCTGGCATGCGCCGCTGCAGGGGCGGGGCTTTCTTTCCCGATGTTGCGCACTCTGCGCGCACTGGGGCTTGTCTGACATTCTCACTAGGGCAACCTATGAAAACTCCGACGTTTGAAACCGGCGCCACCACTGCAGGCGCAAACGATCTTGTTTTAACCGTAATGAATGATGGCGCGATCTATCGGGATCGGTGCCATATCGGCTATGCGATGTTGCAGGGGGCATCTCATCGCGGCATGACATTCCGTGACATTTGCAACGATGCGGCGCGCAACATGCGCCAGCGTTACGGATCGAAATTCCGTCCGGCCGAAATCAGCGAAGCCGCGCGCATCGTGCAAGATCAGACAATCGAGCATTGCCTCGAAACGATCCGCGACGGTTACGATGGATCGGCTATCCATTGCATCGTGCGCCGATGGTTCGATTCCGTCAATGGTAATTCATACTTCACTGCGCGAATTGAGATTCCGCAGAATGACGGATGGCACTCAATCATCGTTCCCTTTCAATACGGCTACGGATCGCATTGGGAGCACGTTTGTGCCGATACCGTGCGCCGGATCGGCATTGAAAATCCCGCCATTCGTTACGTGGATTCCCCATATGGCCACAAACGTGACTTGTATGTCGGCGGGATCTACATTTCTAGAAAGTGAAGGGGCCAACCATGAACGAAAACCAAGCCGCACGGGTCGACCAAGCTCGGCAACATCTTGAACAAGCTCGACGTGCGTTTGCACAAAATCCAACTCCGGGTCTCGCGTCGGCAATGGGCAGACTGCAGCGCTATATCCGGCGCAATTCCGTAGTCCGGTGGAATGTCGAATTCACCGACACTTTCGGCGGAGAAGCGAACTATTGTTTTGTCCGTCGATTTTCTGTCATGGCATCGACTATGCGCGGCGCGGCGCGCGTAGCTGCGCGGCATCTCGGCTATTCCGGCCGCATTGCCTCCAATGGGCAATGTGGACGATGGGACGTGCGGGGTGCGGCTTTGTGTTTCTTCATTGACTGGCACGACGATACTCGGCCGGGTGAAGGGGAGTCTTACCCGTGCGTCAACGCTAAGGGGGAATGACGTCATGTTGATTAAACGCACTCCATCCCTTGCGGATTGCGGATTGCCGCAATTCACGTTTGCGGGTTTCTCATTCCCCAGGTATGTCGGAACACTGCCGACCGAAACACTGGCACAGCGCTTTGCGAATCGCGCGCGGCGCGGCATGATTGGTGATTATTACCATGCGCCGACCCCGAACAATACGGACGGCCGCGGGTTCTATCTTGATGGTACGCGCGCCTATGGTCTTCGATTCGATTACTGTGACGAAATCGAAGGCGCGCGAATCCATCATGAAGGATGGTATGTCGACGATGATTGTTCGGACGTCATTCGCGGCATTGTCCTTCGATTGCCGCATGACCGAGGGTTTCTGTCCGGGTGGACCATGGGGCAGGGTATGGCATCGGCTGTCGACTATGCCCCGATTCACGACAATGCGATTGATGCCGCATATGCCGCGGATGAATCGGCGCGCATTGTTGCGGAGTGCGAGCGGGAATACCGGGCGCAATGTGACGCGGAGAACGAAACCGAGGGGGTGGAATGATGACCAATCAAGTTAAATCATTCCAGGCTTATTCCGGATCTCATTCTTCGGCAGTGGCCGACACTGCAAGCGCTGCGGCTTTGTTGTTCTTTGAGAAGAACCCGCGCGCACGGAAATGCAACATTATCGAAGGTGTGGCCGATGGTCACTTTTTCACTGTCGCCTATGGGCGCGCCAGTGATGGGCAGTGGCCGAAATCATTTAAGGACGTGACAAAGAAACAAGCCGCAACAGTAGGGGTTGAATGATGCATCAACAATTCTTGAATGATCCGACCGATGTCCAATGGTTGAAAGAAACCGCATTAAAAGGGGTTCCGGGTCTCCCACCTTTTCAATCGTTTGTCATCATCGGCAATGAGGATGCGCCCGAAGAATTGCACCTTTACGCGAGTGCCGATCCACTTTATACGGACGGGTTCACGCGGGTTGATTTCTCCCAAGGGGCGCCGATTTATTGCGAAGTGTCGCATTGCAAAGGGGAATGAATGATGGAACTCGACATCACTGATTTTTTCCGCAATGCTGCGCCGCGCGACTATTCGGCCAGCGTGGCCGAGATCGGGCGCGACGCTGGCCGCGTTACCTGGGGCCATGCGTGCGAGGATGCGCCGGACTATCCGATTCTCGACACGGAAGAGAAATGCGAAGCTTTCCGGGCTTTCGTTCGATCCTCGGGCGGATGGAGCGATGAAGAGATCCGCGCATGGTCTGACAATGAACTGTCAGCGCTGCTGATTCAATGGATAAGTGGAGACATTCGGGAATGTGGGATTGGCACGGATAGCACGGATGAGGAATGGGAGGAATACGAAAAGCTAGCAATGCAAGGGGTGTGTTCCTCGCGTTTGTTCCGCGGATCGGATGGGCGGGTTTATTTCTATATCGGGGAATGACGTCATGAAAACCGAAACCGTTGTTATCCGCCGAGATCGGGAAACCGGCCGATTGGTTTTGTTCTTTGTCAATCGTTCGCATTCTCCGCACCAGTGGTGGATTGAATGTTTCGACCCGGAAGAAGGGCATTCTGAATGCTCTATCGACTACATGCGCGCATGTCAGCCAATCAAGCCTAGGCGCTTGCCTCATGCGCCCCAGGATGCGCCGGTATGGCCCGCGGATGCGGTAATGTTGTTCATGCGATGGAATGACATACCGGGCGCAGCGGAAGGGGTGCAATTCAAGCTAGGTCGGCGTTTGTCCTATGGCATGGGGGGTGCAGCATGATTGCGGCGCGCGTTATGCTGGCTCTACTGTCTTCCGTGGGTGCAGCGGTCTCCGGGTTCGTTCTTCTAGTGTCTGGTGCCCCAGGGGATGCACTATGGGTCTTTGCAGTGGGGCAGGGGATCGGTGCGGCTTTGATGCCGGACGTTTAACCTAGACCGATCTCCCCCCATTCAAGCCCGGCCGATGCGCCGGGCTTTTGCTTTGTGGGCATGCGGGATGCATTGCCCCTCGTGCCCCTAGCTGGGCCAGTCAAAGACACTCACGCATGCCATTGAAACGCAATGGGCGACGCGGCCGATTTCCCGCGTTTCTGGCATTCGGAATGGCTGGCATGTAGGGTGCACTAGGGTTGACCGCGTTCGTCGATCCTGCGTGATTCTGGATTGATCTAGAGGGATGTTATGGGGGCCAATGGGTCCCTCCGCGTGCCGTTCGAGCCGGGCGGGGGCGCAGAGCCGCCTTTCTCGCAAAATCTTGAATTGGGTTTTAATCCTACGACTCAACTGTCGTCGAAACGGCTATTCGGCGACAAAGTTTGTCAGAACAGCCGTTAGACCAATGAAAAAGACTCGATCTGTGTGAAAGACTCGCCGGCCAATGAGGTGACTCGTTTGGCAGAAGTGCGGGATGGCTTCAATGAAAAGCACTCAACCTGGGTCTTGTTCCAGATGTTCCATAAAAGGGCGAGTTCCACCCTTGCCACCAAAATTTTTGTTGTAATTTTTTTTCCCCTACGCACGGAGCCAGAACTAGGGGTGATTTGGAACATCTGGAACAAAGGGGTGTTGGGCAGTTAAATTGACTGCTTTTTAAGCAGCGTGATAGCTTTTGGCTATCAAAAAGTGGGTCCAATGGAAAAAATAGAGCCGCCCGAAGGCGGCAATGAAAAGCACTCGGAGTGAAAAACACTCAAAGATCGTCGAGCAGTCGTCGCGCCCGTTCCGTCATGAAGGCCCGCACCTTGGACGGGTCAGGCGACATTCCAGTCTTTTCACTGAAGGAGGTGAAGCGTTCTGGATGTTTTGAATAGAACTTGTGGATGCCGCCGTCACCCGCAAGCCTGACCTTCCCAATGATTTCATATCCATCGTACTCAAGCATGGACGACAAAGCCTTGGGTCCGGGCCAGTCGATTCCTCTCAACAGCATGGCATCCTGCAGTCCGGTGATGTCCACCAACTCGCGGCATGCCTCAAGGGTCTCGTCCTCTTCGATGATGTCGTCGAGCACCTGGATGAACTCGGGCTTGGACTTGCGGACCATCACCTTCAGATGGCGAGTCTCGGGTGCGTCGCCGAGCGGGTTGAAAGTCTCGTGCTGCTCGTGGTCAAGGAGCCATTGCCGCAAGGCGCCTGCCGACTCGCCGAGTGCCCCGTACAGGCGGATGTAGTAGGACGGGTTGTCCTCCTTGAAGGCAAGAATGTCTTCCTTGCGCTGCCACTTCGAGAAGAGGACGAGGTAGCGGCGGCTGTTGTCGTCGAGCGGCAATGCGTCCTTGTAGTTCGAGAACAGCATGTACGACGAGGTGTTCGTCACGTTGATGACAGACTTTCCCTTGGGGTGGATCTCGATGATGTTGTTAGTGATGAACGGCTTGATCTTGTTGATCGCCTGCCACTTGTCACGCCCCTTCGTGCCGGTGATGCGAACTTCCTCGACGCAGCACAAGCACTGACCGTAAGCCCAATCCGTGAAGTCGGAATTGACGACAGAGTGGGCATTCAACATGGTCACGTTGGACACACCCATGACCGTTCGCATCAGTTCGGCGAAGAATGACTTGCCGTCACCCTCAACACCCTGCAGCAGCACGGCGTAGTTGACGTGCTTGCCTGGGTTCTGGACGACCCAGGAGAGCCAATCGAGCAGCAGTCGTTGCTCCTTGGGATCGCTCAACAAGTGGGCGATGTGCTTCTTGACCCGCTCGATGTTGCGTGTGTCTCGCGGCAAGACCTTCTCGGGCTTGTCCGGGATCTCGTGCTCGGGATAGGTGTTGGCGAACGTGCCGTCAGGTTCGTGGAAGATGGCATCGCGGCCGGGCATGTAGCGCCTGCCGTCGACAGTCGGGATGCGGTACAGCGTAAGCGCAAGCTGACTGGCCGACTGAGAGGGTGATGCCTTGCCGTCGAGAATGTCCTTCTTCGTCAATGCCTGCCTGTCGTACATGGCATCGAAGCCCTGCTTGGTGCATGTGATCTTCCGCTCGACGTGCAGGAAACGGTCATCCGACACGTCGTAGACCCATCCTTCACACCAAGACGGTGTTCGTTCGGACTTCTTCGGCAGGAAGGAGATCGCCTTCTTAATCTCGGTCAGCGACGTTTTGGTGCCGGTAATAGCGTCACGCCGTTCCTTCGCCACCACAGCCAGTGCCGACCGGGCAAGGCCGTCGATCTCGGCCGTCCGTGCCATCTGCCGGGCCTTCTCCCACGCTGCGAGGTCATTGGCATTGATGAAGGCGTCCTTGAGCTTGACCGACAGTTCGATTGCCGTGCGCTCGACTGCCTCCTTGGACAGCCGCAGGATGAAACGGGCGGTCAGCGGCGCACGCTTCTTGCCGCTGATGTCAAACGACTTCCAATGGCGCTCAAGGGCATCGGGGTCGTAGTTGTCGGCAGTCTCGCTCCATTCATTCCACAAGTCGAAGCCGGTTTGCCCGCCGTCGAACTGGTGATAGAGCGCCATGCCGACTTGCGACCATGTGTCGTAGTCGTCCGAACCGGGCACGAGCAGCAGGCGTGTACGCAGTTCCTCGTCACCGATCGTGACTGGTGCACTGTCCTCGACCCACGGGTTGTCGTGATCGACGGTGCTGCCCGTGGACGCAAGACTGTTGTGAGCCTTCTTGTGCAGATCCCAACCCTGCTTCTCGGCGTGTACCTCGAACTCGGCGATCAAGGTTTCGATCTTGTCCGCGGGCAACTCGGTCAGTTCACCGGCCCGCACGTTCAACGGTGACTTGCCGTTGATCCACTCATAGGGCTTGCCTGTCTCGGGGTGGATGTGGAAAGCAACGAACTGCTGCCCATCAGCCAGCACCTCGATCAGTTGTTTCTCACCCCACTCATCGACATAGACTGCCGATCGCCGCTTGCGGAAAGGCTCGACGGTGCGATACAGCAAGAGTCTCTTGGGCGCCTTGCCGATCCGCACGGGCGCTGGACCAATGTTTTCGATGCACCGTTGCTCGAACTGCAGGGCGGTCGCCTCGTCCATGCAGTCGATGTCGATCGCACAGGTGTACTTGGTCAGGATGCCGACGCCGGCATTCTTGAACCCGGAGTCGAGCCATTCGCGGATCTGCGTCTTGCTCGCCTGCGCCTTCTGCCAACCCTCGTAGCCCGGCGCCTTCTTGCCCTGCTGGATCGGAACGACGGTGTAGCCCTGCTCGATCAGGTTGATTCCGTGTTGCCGCAGGAAGTCTCGTGTGATCACCTCATCAGGCATTGCTCACCTCGCCAACATTCAACGGATCGATGAGCCATTCTTTCGGTAGCTCGCTTCGGCCAAGCACCCGTTCGATGGACTCGGCCATCTGGTCGGTGAATCGGCCGCGATTGATCGCGTTGAAGATGGACGAGTGGTTGCAGCCCACGTCACGCGCGAGGTCATGCATGGACGTCCGGCCGTACTTGCGCAGGGCGGCGTGTGAGAGCATGTACTTCAGGCGACGCTGCGCCCGCGTGAGCGGGCTGCGCCCCCTGTCGATCCAGGAGGGGAAGTGCATAGGGGGTCTCCGACGAGGCGGGGCAAGTATAGACTCAACAAACAGTTGACAGACAAGCGGAAGGTGCTACAGTCCATCCCGTCGCTGCTGTCCTTCCACGGCGCCGAAAGTGGTCCCTCCCCCAGCGAGTAGGTGTGACCGGATGGCAGCGACACCCTAAACCCGAAGACCTTGAGTCCGCGAGACACGGAGATGCTGAAGATGCCCATCGAACTCGTCGAGTCCGACGACAATCGCCGCGAGTGCTACACCGACCTGTTCAATGCCGTTCGTGGCTTCATGGAGGCCGCAGGACAGAGCACCGGCAAGTTCCACGCCCGACAGGCGACGCTCTACACGGGGCTCGTGCTCGAAGAGGTCGGCGAGATGATCGAGGTCATCATGCGAGGCTGCGTGTCCGATGCGCAGCAGGCGCACCTCGGCATCCTGCACAACACCCTGCGCCGGTACGCGAAGGAGTTCCGTGAGGGCTACCACAAGGGCGACATCCTTCGCTGCAACCACGCCGACCTGATCGACGCTCAGTTCGACACGGCATGGGTGGCTGTCGGTGCTCTCGTCAGCACAAGCCCGAACCCGGACGGCGCGATTGCGCACGGCGCCTTCACGAACCTGGACAAGTTCGTTGACGGCAAGGCGATCAAGGACAGCAACGGCAAGGTGCAGAAGCGGCCGGGCTGGAAAGGCCCGGACTTCAAGCCGTACACCGACAGCACGCCTCGGGGCTGACCCCACTTTCCCAAGATCCCGCCGAGCCGGCCACTCGGCAGCAGGGATTCATCAAGGCCAACTCTCTAGCTAGGAGATCGTTTCAATGTCCCTCGAACAGAAGATCGAAGAACTGACCGCTGCCGTCACTGCCCTGACCGCTGCGATGAAGGCCGGTGGCGCTGCGCCGGCTTCGGCCAAGGCGACCAAGGCCGAGAAGCCCGCTGCCGCCGAGAAGCCGGCCGGCTACGAGGCCAAGCACAGCCGCGAAGAGATGCAGGCCGCGCTGGGCGAGGTCAAGGAGAAGTGCGGCACGCCGGCCGCGAAGGCGATCATCAAGGACGTCGGCGGCGTCGACAAGATGGCCGAGATCACCGATCCGAAGGTGATCGACAAGGTGTACGAGGCGGCCAAGGCCAAGCTCGAAGAGGCCGACGAAGGCATGTGACCGGCCTTCTCCCGTGCGCTGCGGCGCGTCGGGAGTGCCCCGTTCTGACGGGGCATTTCGGTGATGGGGCGGCTCGCAATGCGGGTGGTTCATGTCGGAGTGTCTGCCTAGCGGCGGTCGCCTCATCACCGAAATGACAGAGCACCACATCAACCTCGACGCACTGGCTAAGGCGAAAGACGGTGGAGAGCATTCCATTTTTGGAGCTTCTTCGAGCCATATGTACTTGGCTTGCAGTGGCAGTCTTGTGCCTAATGTTCTGGCCGACGACGAGGCCGGATTCGACGCGGCATGGGGAACTGTCGCTCACGCCGTTACCGAAGACTGGCTCAACACCGGACGTCGACCAGACCATTACCTCGGCACGAAGCGATGGGTCGGCCGAGACATCGACACCGGGCACCTCATCGAGATCGACTCGGAGATGCTGTACCACGCGGGCCTCTGCGTAGACCGTTGCGAGTGGGAGCCCGGCGAACAGGTAGTGGAGTTGCACGTTGATTTCTCACACCTCACCCCGATCCCGAATCAAGGCGGCACGCTCGACTTCGCTGCGTTGCGTCCCGGGCGTGCTACGGTGTGCGATCACAAGTTTGGTGCTTCGCCGGACAACATCGTCTACGCCGAAGAGAACCCGCAACTGATGCTCTATGCCATCGGGTTGTGGCGCGATCCGCGGTTCGAGCACTACGGCTTCGACGACTTCATCATTAGGATCAATCAGCCTCGGTTGAACCACTTCGATGAGTGGCACACGACCGCAAGGCGGCTGCGTGAGTTCGAGGACTACTGTCGTGAGCGAATGGCTGCAGCGTGGCGCCTCGATGCACCGCGCACACCTGGACCGAAGCAATGTCGGTTCTGCAAGGTTCGCGCGACGTGCGCTGCAAACGCCAAACTTCAAGAGGATCTGATCAGCGGCGTGTTCAGTGACGAGACGCAGACCGTCGAGCAGATGCGCGACTTCGTGGCGCGACTTGACGACGACCTCGAACCGTTCAAGATGCACATGGCGCAGGCCGGTAGCCTGACGACCGCTCAACTGGCCCGCCTGCATCCGTATCGCCGGATGGCAGAAGCGTGGTGGGCTGCGATGGATGACGAACTCATGCGTCGCGGAAAGGACGGCGAGCACATTCCCGGAATGAAGTTCGTCGAGGGCCGCAGCAAGCGCAAGTTCATGAGCGAGAGCAAGGCAGCCGATGCGCTCGTGTCGGTCGGCGTGCCGCGCGATGACCTGTACCAATCGAAGATGATCTCGCCGAACCAAGCCGAGAAGCGGCTGCGCAAGGCCGGCAAGAAGCCCGACGAGATCAAGGAACTCATGTCCGACCTGGCGTTCAAGCCACCGGGCAGAGCCACCCTGGTTCCGCTTTCCGACAAGCGGCCAGCGGTGGAAGACGTGTCGGCTCTCGTGTTCGAGAACGACGAAGACCGTGAAACCGAAGAGGATCTGTGAAATGTCGACGATGGAAATCAAGAAGCGCGTTGCTAACGCCATTCTGTACACCAACGGGATGATCAAGATCGAGAACGTCCGGTTCTCGTACCCGCACCTGGACAAGCCTTACGCCGGCAAGGGTGGTGACGAGGACAGCAAGGCGAAGCCGAAGTACGGCATCGTCGGCATGCTGCCCAAGAAGACGCACGTCGAGGCGAAGAACCTGATCGTTGAGGCGATGAACGATCTGCTGAAGCAGAACGACAACGCCACGGTGAGCAGTGACAAGAAGTTCTGCCGCAATGGCGACGACAGCGACAAGACCGACACCTACGGTGGGCACTGGATCGTCTCGGCCCGCGAGGAACGGCGGCCGAGCGTGCGCAATAAGCGTGGCGAGCTTGTCAGTGAGCCCGAGAAGATCGCCGACATGATCTACGGTGGGTGCTGGGGCCACATCCTCATCCGTCCGTGGTATCAGGACGGGAAGAAGGTCGGTGCCGGCTACGGGAAGCGGCTCAACGCGGGCCTCGTGGGCGTGCAGTTCATCCGCGACGACAAGCCGTTCGGTGAGGGTCGCATCGACGACAGTGATGCGTGGAGCAACGAGGACGACGGTGAAGGCCCGGCCGGTGACGGCATGGACCGCGATGACGACGACGGTCTGTGATCGTTCGCTGATCCACAACCAGTAGTGACCGCAACGCCCGGGTGATGCCGGGCGTTCTTGTTTCGGCGATGAACAACTACACCGAAGACCGCCCCATTGCTCTCTGCGATACGGAGTGCTACGTCAACTATTGGTCAATCGGCTTCAAGTCTGCCGCTGACGGTCGCGTGCGCGTCTTTGAGAAGTGGAATGACAGCCCGCTTGACCGCAAGAGTATTGCGACGATCTTCCGCAAGTGGCGCGTGGTCGGCTTCAACTTCAAAGCCTACGACATTCCGATGATCCTGTACGCGATGAGTGGCGCCACGAACGGCGAACTCAAGCGTGCCAGCGATGAATTGATTCAGTACGGAGTGCCTTGGTGGACGATGCTCGACAGGCTCGGGCTGACGGTCCCGGACTTCTTCGATTGCATCGATCTCATGTCCGTGAGCCCCGGTGCTCCGCAGATGCCGAGCTTGAAGATTTACGCCGGCCGCATGCACTCTCGGAAGATGCAGGAACTGCCGATCGAGGTGGATGACCGCATTGACGAGAACAAGATCGAGGTGCTGCGCGCGTACCACGGCAACGACCTGGATGTGACGCATGACATGCTTGACGAGTTGAAGGCGCAGTTGCAGTTGCGCGCGATGATGAGCGTTGAGTACGGCGTGGATCTGCGCAGCAAGTCGGACGCTCAGATCGCGGAGGCTGTGATCAAGACCGAGATCGAGCGGGCGACGGGGCGAAAGTTGTACGCGCCTGACGTCGAGCCCGGCTATTTCAACTACGAGGTGCCGGACTTCATTCAGTTCCAGACCCCGACGATGCGCGAGGTACTCGACGGCATTCGTCGAACCAAGTTTGTCGTCGATCGGGCGGGCGTCGTCAAGATGCCCGACTATCTGAAGGACTTGAAGATTGAGATGGGGCGCTCGGTTTACCGCATGGGGATTGGAGGCTTGCATTCGTCGGAGACGCGATCCAGTCACTACAGCGACGATGAGTTTGTCCTTCTCGATCGTGACGTGACCTCCTACTATCCGATGATCATTCTTCGGAGCGAGTTGTACCCGAAGCACATTGGCCCGCACTTCCTGAAAATCTACAGCCGCATTTTTGCCCGGCGCATCGCGGCGAAGAAGAGTATCGGTACAATCGGGAAGAAGATTGACGAAGTGAAAAAGCGCATTGCCGCTTTGAAGGCCGAGTTGCGAAGGATTGAAGATGCCAAACCGAACTTACCACCCGCGCAACGTGCCGATTGAGGGCTATGCGCCTAGAGACCACCCCTTGTACTACTGTTGGTCGGGCATGTGGCAGCGATGCACAAATCCGAACTTCCCCGGCTATGAGAACTACGGTGGCCGTGGAATTAAGGTTGCACCGCGCTGGAAACACTTTGAGAAATTTGTGCAAGACATGGGTGCTCGCCCAAGTGAAAATTTCACTATTGAGCGCATGGACAATGACAAGGGATATTCGCCTGCCAATTGCAAGTGGGCGACGAGAACCACACAATGTTTGAACCGCAGGAAGTTTAAGAACAATACAAGTGGATTCACCGGAGTTGTTCAAATAAAGGGGAGATTTGAGGCTCGCATGGACTTTGAGCATGTGCGTTATCGAATTGGAAGATTTGATTCTGCTGAACTTGCGTTCAAAGCTCGTAATAATTTTGAGCGCAAGTTCTTTGCGAATCGGGATGATGCGGTAACTGCGATCTCGAATGAAACGGTCTGGTGTTCGTCTTCAACTGGCGAGCGAGGTATTACTCCCCATAAAGACGGTGGTTTTGTTGTCAGAGCAACAAGAGATGGTGTCCGTGAATACTTAGGCTACTTTCAGACGTTAGAGGAGGCACGAGATGCGCGACGCAAATTCATTGCGCTCTGAGATTGCTCGTCTAGAAGTTGAACTCGCTCAACTTGAGGCCGAACAAATGGAGGCTAAGAACACTGCGGAGTCTCTTAAACTGACGTTGAACGGCTCATTCGGTAAATTCGGCTCGCCATTCTCGGCGCTCTACAGCCCGAACCTGATGATCCAGACAACGCTGACCGGGCAGTTGTCGATCCTCATGTTGATCGAAGAACTCGAAGAACGAATGATCAATGTCGTCAGTGCCAACACAGACGGCTTTGTCACCAAGGTTCCTCGGGATTGCCGCGATGAGTTCAATCAGGCGTGCTTGGAATGGGAGCGGCGCACGGGCTTCAGCCTCGAAGAGACCGAGTACCGTTCGCTTCATAGCCGCGACGTGAACAGCTACGTGGCAATCGACAAGGACGGCAAGGTCAAGACGAAAGGCGCTTTCACGGCATCCGGCCGTGGTCTACCCGGAGCAGCGGGGCTCAAGAAGAACCCCGACATGGACATCTGCACCGAGGCTGTCGTCGAGTACCTGAAGCACGGCACGCCGATCGAGGAAACGATCGAGTGGTGTGCCGACCCTCGCAAGTTCCTGACCGTTCGTCGTGTCACTGGCGGTGCCGTTGATCAGGATGGAATAGAGATCGGCAAAGCTCTGCGCTGGTACTACAGCAAGGACGTCCGAGGCGGCTTCAAGTACAAGAAGAACGGCAACAGTGTCCCGCAGACCATCGGAGCGAAGACAATGATGGAACTGTTGCCCTACGTGCCGCACGACATTGACTACGACCATTACATCCGCGAGGCATACGCCATCCTGCAGGACGTTGGCGCCAAGACGGACGACCCGCGACTTCGCGGCCGAAGCGGCCGGATCATCGCCCGCTTGCCCGATCAGAAGACCTACCACGTTGTCGACGTCAAACGTGACATTGCGCTGTGCGGCAAGGGCCGTGAGTCCATCCGTGACTCCTGGATCGAAACGGACGAACAACCCGAGGGACGTGCCATGTGCGGCAAGTGCAAGAAGGAAATGAGATGAGATTCGAGCCACCGAAAGAACTCGAATCCGACATTCAGTCGGACATCATCGACTTCGCGCACATCCGAGGGTGGTTCGCCGTCAAGATCACGAGCCCGTCGCGTCGCGGCATGCCCGACGTCTACGCCGTGCGGGACGGCAGGCATGTCTGGATCGAGGTCAAGCGGAAGGACGAGGACGCGCGAGCACAGCAGGCTTACGTGGCGCGACTCTTGCGAGCGCAGGCGTGCGAGGTCTACTGCGTGGATGATCTGGATCAGGCGAGGGCGATCTTGAAATGAGCGACAACTACTACGAAGACGGTTCTCCGAAGCGCTGCTTCAAGTGCCGGTGCGAGACGTTCAAAGACATCTGTCGTAGTCACCTAGAAGTCTTGCCAAACGGCGATGGCCCGGCAATGGAAATTGAATATCGATGTGACGATTGCGGGACTACTGTCGCCTATTGGGCATACGGCTATTTTGATCCTTCCTATTCAGACAAACCCAAATGAAAGTCGTCATTGCTGGCAGTCGTACCATTACCGATATCACTGCCGTCGAGCGTGCCGTCAAGAGCAGCGGTTTCAAACCGACTGTGATCTTCAGCGGCATGGCCCGTGGTGTCGACACACTGGCCTTGCAATACGCTCGATCGTGCGGACTGCCCGTAGAGCGTTTCTATGCCGCATGGAAAGACAAGGACGGTGCCTTGGATCGCACAGCAGGATTCAAACGCAATGCTCAGATGGCGAACCTCGCGGATGCTCTAGTTGCTGTATGGGACGGCAAGAGCCGAGGGACTAAGGACATGATCGACCAAATGTGTGCGTTGAACAAGCCCGTCTTCACTTACGTCGTGATTCACGATGACCTTTGACGACCGCATCCGCGCCAAGTTTGCTCATGTCGAGCGCGACCGCGATGCGATGCACGGCTATCAGCGTGACATCGCTGTGCCGTTCATGCTGGCACACCCGTTCTCGCTTGTCTGCATCGACATGGGCTTGGGCAAGACGGTCTCGGCGCTCACCGTCATTTCCGATCTACTGCAGGAGTTCGCAACCGAGAAGGTACTTGTCATCGCGCCGCTGCGCGTGGCTACCGACACTTGGCCGACCGAGATCGCGGCATGGCAGCACACAGCATGGATGAACTACACGTTGATCCGGGCTGACGGGCGTCGCACCAAGGAAGACTGCGCCCGCGATCCGGCAACGATCCATGTCATCAACCGAGAGCAAGTCGAATGGCTTGTGTATTTCTGGAAAGAGAAGTGGCCGTACCGGACGGTCATAGTTGATGAAAGTTCAGCCCTAAAGGACCATAAGACAGCCCGATTCAAGGCTCTCGCCAAGGTCCGTCGTACCGATGGGCTGATCACGCGAATGCACTTGTTGACGGCGACACCTGCAGCCGAGACCTACGAGCACCTATGGGCACAGGTCTATCTGCTTGACCTCGGGCATCGTCTTGGCAAGAACATCACTTGGTACAGGGATGCCTACTTCAGCTACAACAAGTATTCAATGAAGTACAAGTTGCGCCCTGGCGCCGAGGACGTGATCTTGGAAAAGATTGCCGACATTACGCTCGTGATGAAAGCGAAGGACTATCTGCCTCGCACAGAGCCTACTGTCGTACAGCGCAAGGTGAAGTTGTCGCAGCACCAACTCGATCTCATCCGCAAGCTCGAACATGACTTCATCATCACGCTGACCGATGGCACGGAGATCGAGGCAAAGACGGCCGCGATGCTGTCATCCATGCTGCTGCAGATGGCGTCAGGGTCGGTCTATGAGACGCTGCTTGTCGGGGACTACGAGACCGAGGATCTGAAGAAGGTCAAGCGAGTCCACCATCTGCATGAGCACAAGATCGACACGCTCAAGGAGATGCACGAGGAAGCGCAGACACAAGGGGAGACGCTGCTTGTCGCGTACTACTTCCAATCCTCATTGGCACGACTGCGGAAGGCATTCCCGAAGGCAACCCTCATGGACAAGGAGGGGAAGTGCATCAAGGATTGGAACAAGGGGAAGATCCCGATGCTGCTGATCCATCCGCAGAGCGCAGGGCACGGCCTCAACCTGCAGCACGGCGGGCACATCCTCGTGTTCTTCGACCTGATCTACTCGCTTGAGTATTACCTTCAGACCATCGGCCGTCTTGACCGGCAGGGTCAGAAGAACCCGGTCATTGTCGAGATGCTTGTTGCGGAAGGCACGCGCGACGAGGATGTCTATGAGTGCCTGAAGAACAAGGGGGACGCGCAGGAGAAACTGTTCTCCATCCTCAAGCGCATGATTCGGAAGTTGAGGAATAAGGATCGTCATTCCTGAATTTCACCGTGATAGAGTAGCCCGGCGAGTTGGGGCTTTGCGCCCACCGTTGGGCGCACGTCCGCAAACGTAGATCCGAAGGTCTCCCGGTATCGCGTTGCGGACGTTTTTTTCTCCGTGATATATTCATTGCACACATGCGCTGTGCGATGAACAAGGCTTTGCTTCACTTCGAGAAGACGACCGGGCTAGGTCCGACCTATGCTGCCCGGCTGATCGGTGTCGCCTATCCGACCTACGCACAGTACCGCAGTGGACGCAGGACATTGCAGCGATACCACGCACGCCACATCGAAGCGTTGCTGCTTCTCTCGCGTCCCGCACTCGACAGGCTGATCAAGGAACATGCGTATGGCTAGAGCCAGCGGGACGGTCGTGACCGCTTCGGCCGAGATTAAGAAGGTCGACGTCGGTCGAGGTAGCGCGTCGGTCGACGATGCCAGCCGGGAGATGATCTTCCAAGGCTGCAACATTGCTCAACTTGAAGTGATCTTCCGCAGCGACTACCGGACGATCCGCAAGAAGATATTCGAGAACAACATCAAGCCGTCAGGCAGGCGAAACGGTTCTGACATCTACCACATTGCCGACGTAGCGCCATTCATCGTCAAGCCGTTCCAGGACATTGAGCAGGCTATCCTGAAGATGTCGTACAAGGACTTGCCGAAGGACTTGACGAAGGAGTTTTGGGCAGGGCAACGAAGCCGTCAGGACTTCGAGGAAAAGGCCGGCATCCTTTGGCGAACGGAGAAGGTGATCGAGGAAGTCAGCGAGGTCTTCAAGATCATCAAGATGTCGACACTGCTGATGCTCGATGGTGTCGAGCGGAATGCCGAACTGACCGAGCGACAGCGCAGCATCATCAAGGGGCTCACGCACGGGATGCTTGAGGAAACCGTGAAGAGAATCGAGGAACGCTTCAAGACTCCCGAGAACAGGTATGGCGAACATCAGGAAACCGAAAGCGAAGAAGACCTATAAGTCGGTCGGCGAGATCATTCGTGATCTCGCTCAGATGCTTACGCCTCCTGAGAACGTCAGCGTTTCTCAGGCTGCGGAGAAGTACCGCTACATCAATCAGCCCGGCGCTTATGTCGGCAAGTGGAAGAACTCGACCGTCCCGTACATGGTCGAGCCGATGGACACGTTCATTTCAAGGCGCTACACGGGGATGATCTTCGTCGGCCCAGCTCAGTCGGCCAAAGCACTCGACATCAGAACGCGGATAGCTACGCCGTCAGGGTGGACGACTATGGGAGATCTTCGTGTCGGGGATGTCATTTTTAGTGACGAAGGTAAGCCGACTCGCGTGACACTCGCAACTGAGGTCATGCACAACCATCAGTGCTATCGAGTTGTGTTTGACGACGCGACATCAATCGTCGCCGATGCTGAACACCGATGGCTATGCGACGACGACGTTCGTGAATGCGCTCGTGTTCTAACCACGGATGAAATTGCCAAGACTTTCAAGTACCGCAAGATTAGGAACAGATACGCGATAAAAAACGCAAAAGCTCTTGACTTACCGAAGATAGATCTTCCGATTGATCCGTACATGCTTGGCATTTGGCTCGGCGATGGACATTCGTACGGAAACTATCTCACGCTACGAGATGAGGATATGCCGTCGATTACGAAAAAAATTGAGTCGGCAGGCTATGTCGTTGAATCAAAACATGACGTGACTCAGGCGTCATACACGGTGACGATCGATCCGAACCCATCTAATAGACTGACTCACACGTTTAGGAAAACTTTAAATTGCATTGGTCTTCTCAGTACCGCCGAATGGCCGGTTAGCAAACGCATTCCTCAGATTTATCAGCGCGCATCAATTGAACAAAGATGGGAGTTGCTTCGAGGGTTGAATGACACCGATGGTTGCGTGGCAAACAATATTACTGTTGAGTTTTCAACTAGCGAAGACTGCTTGCGCGACGGTTATTTGCAACTATGCAATGGCCTTGGTATCAAGGCGCATGTTCGTGAGAGCGTTCCAACCTACACGTACAAAGGTGAGAAGAAGCAAGGACAGAAAAGCTGGAAGATCGCTTGGACTCCTACGTCTGAGCAAAGACCGTTCAATCTTGAACGGCAAATGTTGAAGTTGCGCAGCAGAACAGTCAAAAAGCGACCTACACACACAGGGCGTCGCCGCATAGTCAACGTAACTCCTGTCGATTCGGTTCCGGTTCGCTGCATTCAAGTCGACGCCCCGAGCCATCTATTCTTGGCAGGACGGCAGATGGTCCCGACCCACAACACGGATTCGCTCATCATCAATGGCATTCTCTATTCGGTCAAGGTTGATCCGATGGACATGATGGTGGTTTGTCCGACGATGCTCGATGCGCGCGACTTCGGCATCCGTCGTATTGACCGACTGCATCGCCACACGCCCGAAGTGGGCGAGATGCTGCTGCCGACTGCCGACGCTGACAACCGATTCGACAAACAGTACACGTCGGGCATGCTGCTGACACTTTCCTGGCCGACGCCGAGCCAACTGGCAGGCAAACCAATCGGCCGGATCGTGTTGACCGACCGCGACCGCATGCCCGATGACATCGACGGTGACGGCGAGCCGTTCGACCTTGCGTCGAAACGAACGACGACGTTCGGTTCATACGCCATGACGGTCGCGGAGTCGTCGCCATCGCGCGAGGTGTCAAACCCGAAGTGGATTCCGCAGACACCACACGAGGCGCCTCCGTGCGAAGGCATCCTGAAGCTCTACAACCGCGGCGATCGTCGCCGATGGTTCTGGCCTTGTCCGTTCTGCGATCAATACTTCGAGGGCAAGTTCACACACCTGACATGGGACAACGACCTTGCCGGGACGAACATGGACAAGGCGTCTACGGTTCGCATGGTCTGCCCGCATTGCGGCGAGAAGATCCACCCGGACTACCGGGAGGACATGCAGATGTTCGGCATTTGGGTCAAGGACACCCAGGGGGTCGACAAGGATGGACGGATCTTCGGGCCGTCCCCTCGCACGAGCATCGCTTCCTTTTGGCTTCGTGGTGTCGCCGCCGCGTTCGTGTCGTGGCGAGCCCTCGTTGAGAACTACCTGAACGCAAACGACGAGTACCAACGCACGGGCTCGGAAGAGGCGTTAAAGAAGTTCTACAACAACGACCTCGGTGAGCCCTACTACCCGAAGTCTGCGAACGACACGCGATTGCCGGAAGTGCTCAAGGCGCGAGCCGAGAAGTTCGCCGAACGCAAGGTGCCGGAAGGTGTTCGCTTCCTCGTGGCGGTCATCGACGTTCAGAAGAATATGTTCGTCGTACAGGTCTTCGGCATTCTTCCTGGCATCAAGTTTGACATGGTGCTTGTGGATCGCTACGACATTCGGAAATCAAAGCGCACCGATGACGACGGTGAGCATCTGTGGGTGAAGCCGAACACCTACCTTGAGGATTGGGACGAGATCACCGAACACGTCATCGAGAAGGAATATGAACTCGACGACGGGTCGGGGCGTCTCATGAGCATCCGATTCGTCGGTTGCGACTCGGGCGGTCGATCCGGCGTGACTTCAATGGCTTATTCGTACTACCGCAAGTTGCGAGAGGACAACAAGCATCGTCGCTTCATTCTCCTGAAGGGTGACACGCTGCCGAACCATCCTCGTACCCGCATCACCTACCCTGACAGTCAGCGCAAGGACATGAAGTCGGGCGCGCGAGGCGACATTCCGTTGCTGATGCTCAACTCGAACTTGATCAAGGACGACCTCGATGGTCGGCTCGACTGTCTTGAACCGGGTAAGGGGATGTACCGCTTCCCCGACTGGATGAGTGATTCATGGTTCGCCGAGCTTTGCGCCGAGACCCGCACCGACAAGGGTTGGCAGAACACCGCTGGGCTGCGGAACGAGGCATGGGACTTGTCCTACTACTGCATCGGCTTGTGCGTGTCCGAACTGCTGCGAGTCGAGAACCTGAATTGGGCAGACCCGCCCGGCTGGGCTGCAGAGTGGGACAAGAACGACTTCGTTCGAGAGCCTGAAAAAGAGGTGCCGTTTGCGAACTCGCTAAAATCCTCCTACGATTTCGCCCAATTCGGGAAAGCGCTCGCCTGAAGCGGGGGCCTTCGTAGCCGGGCAAGGTTTTATTTGAAAGGCAATTCAAATGCCAGCCATCATTGCCACGCAGACGCTTCTGACAGAAGCACGTAAGGCGTATCACGCCTTGGTGACCGGCACCTCACCCCGCGTTGTCGTTGACATCAGCGGCGAACGTGTCGAATTTGCTGCTGCCAACGCAAGCCGGCTCTACAGTTACATCCAGATGCTCGAATCGCAACTTTCGGTTGCCTGCGGCACGTCACCGACTGCGAACTCGAACTTCCACCCGGCACACTTCACCTTCTGACTGACATGCAACTCAGTCTCGACATCCTGCCGATCGCCGAGAAGGCTGTCGGCGGTGGGCTCGAAGGGGCCGACCGCACCTCACGCGAGACGTTCAACTGGACGCCTCCCATCATCAGCCCCGACCGGCAGATCAACCCGGTCAAGGAAGTAGCCGACGCCCGAGGCCGGGACTCGGTTCAGAACGACGGCTACGCGACCGGCGCGATCCACACGCACCGCGACAGCATCGTTGGTGCTCAGTTCCGCCTGAACGCACAACCTGATTACGAACTGCTCGGGACCGACGAGGCTTGGAGTGAAGAGTTTCAGGTCGCAGTCGAGTCCCGCTTCAACCTGATCGCGGACAGCCCGGAATGCTGGCTCGACGCGAGCCGGATGAACACGCTGACCGGCCTTGTCCGTCTCGCCATCGGCGGCTTCCTCTTCACGGGGGAAGTTCTTGCGACAGCCGAGTGGCTGCGACAGCGTGGCCGCCCATTCAGCACTGCGATCCAGATGGTCAGTCCTTCACGGCTGTCCAACCGTGACGGCCTGCCTGACGACAAGTTTTTGCGCCGAGGCATTCGTCGGAACATCTTCGGCGAGCCGATCGCGTACCACATCCAGATGGCCCATCCGACCGATTGGTGGATGGACCCCTCTGCCTTGCAGTGGCGCGAGGTTCCTGCTCGCAAGCCGTGGGGTCGCCGTCAGGTGATTCACATCATCGAGCAACTGCAACCCGATCAGTCGCGCGGCATCAGCGACATGGTGTCTGTGCTCAAGCAGATGCGGATGACGCGCCGGTTCCAGGAGATCACGCTGCAGAATGCCGTGGTCAACGCGACCTATGCAGCAGCGGTCGAGTCTGAACTGCCGCGTGAGGCTGTGTTCGGCGCAATGGGCGCGGGGCAGACCGGCTTTGCCGACATGCTCGGGCAGTACATGAACGCGCTGCAGGCATACATCGGCGGGTCGAATCACATCGCCATTGACGGTGTGAAGATGCCTCACCTGTTCCCCGGCACGAAACTCTCGCTCAAGCCGATGGGAACGCCCGGTGGCGTCGGCACGGGTTTCGAGGAATCGTTGCTTCGTCACACCTCGGCCGCGCTCGGCCTGTCCTACGAAGAGTTCTCCCGCGACTACACGAAGACGAACTACTCGTCGGCTCGCGCGAGCATGGGGCAGACATGGAAGTACATGCAGGGCCGCAAGAAGGTTGTTGCAGACCGCTTCGCCGGCATGATCTACGCGCTGTGGCTCGAAGAAGAGATCAACGCGGGGAATGTCCCGCTGCCGCCCGGATTCACGCTCGACACGTTCTACAACGACCCGGTGATGCGCGAAGCGCTCATGTCGTGCGACTGGATCGGAGCGAGCCGCGGGCAGATCGATGAGTTGAAGGAAACGCAAGCCGCTCTGATGCGAATCAAGGGTGGCTTGAGCACTTGGGAGAAGGAAGCCGGACGACTTGGCGAAGACTATCGCCGGCTCTTTAAGCAGCAGTCGCGTGAACGTCGAATGATGGAGTCCTTGAATCTTGCGTTTGGTCTTGACGCAACCAAGGAGGGAACAAACGATGCTCAAGCGACCATGCGAGACGAAGAAGGAGCCGGAGCATGATGAACTTCCCTTTTCTTCCAACCTACGTCGCCTTGCCGGCGCTCGCCAATGGAGTTCGTTGATGGCAGCGGAAAGGTTTTTGAACTCCGACCGTTGGCACATCGACAAAGGCATCAACATCGGAGTGATCATTCTCCTGCTGGCTCAGTTCGCGTGGTTCTGGACACGCGACGGCGTGCGAGAAAAGACGTTGACCGAACACGAACGTCGAATCGAGTCTGTCGAGCAACAGCGCACGGCTGAACGCCTCGCCACTCTCGAAGCTCAGCAGGCGGAACTCCGCAATCAGAATGCCGAGATCAAGTCATTGGTCTTGCGAGTTGACTCGAAGGTCGATCGCATCTCCGACAAGTTGAATGGCCGTTGAAACTTGGCGATTTCATAGCGATGTTCGCCAATCGGTACAATTCATGTCAGCATCAACTGAAAGGGCTCAGATGAGCGATCACGCAGCACGGTCAGCACTCACGCGGATGAATCTGCGCGAAGTGGCCGTTGCCGCGCACTACAACGGTCTTGCTCACGACCTCTCGATGCTCGCGGCCGCGCGGCACGAGGAAGCCGAAGCGGCTTTCATGGCACGTCGAGCAGACCTGTGTGCGGCATACGGCATGGCACCGCAGGCACAGACCAAGCCTTTCGCCTTCTCGCAGGGCATTGCGGTCATTCCGGTTCACGGCACGCTGATCAACCGATTCGGCTATTCGTGGGGCTTCGTCACCGGCTACAACTTCGTGCGTCAGCAGACCGCGATGGCTGCGGCTGACCCTGATGTCCTCGGGATCATCTACGACCACAACAGCTACGGGGGCGAGGCTGCGGGTTGCTTCGAGTGCGCAGCCGACATTCGTCGACTCGCCAACGGCAAGCCCACGCTCGCCGTGGTCGACTCGAACTCCTACTCGGCGAGTTACGCACTGGCGGCCGGTGCTGATCAGATTGCAGTTACTCCGAGCGGGGGTGTCGGTTCCATCGGTGTCGTCGCCATGCACGTCAGCATGGAGAAGTGGCTGGACGAGGCTGGGATCAAGGTGACGTTCATTCACGCCGGCAAGCACAAGGTCGACGGCAATCCTTTCGAGGATCTGTCGACCGAGGTCAAGGCCGACATTCAGAAGTCCATCGACAAGAGTTACGGGGCATTTGTCGCCCACGTCGCCGGCATGCGCGACATGGATGAGAAGGCCGTTCGGGCAACCGAAGCAAGAACGTATCGCGCCGACGACGCACTGTCGCTCGGCCTGATCGACTCCATCGCAACGCCGCAGTCGGCCGCGATGGCTTTCCTGGGCGAGCTTTCCGGCTCGAATCCGCAACGCAGCAAGAAGGAGGACGAAATGTCCGATGCAACGAAGCCGGGCGCCAACACTCAGGCCACCCCGGAACAACTGGCGCAGGCGCAAGCCGATGCCGTGAAGGCCGAGCGCGCCCGCGTGTCCGGCATTCAGACCTGTGACGAGGCCAAGGGGCGCGAGCAACTGGCTTCCCATCTGGCGTTCAACACCTCGATGTCCGTCGATGAGGCCAAGGCGATCCTCGCCGTCTCCCCGAAGCAGGACGCCGCAGGCACCAGTGCCTTCAAGGAGGCGATGGACAACGGCGAACACCCGAACGTCGGCGCCGATGCCGCCACCGGGACCGACAACGCGGGCGACAACGCTGCTGCGGGCATCCTTGCCGCCGCGCGCATGGCTGGCGTGCGCGGCTTCGAGTCGGCCAAGAAGCACTGATCAACCGAACCACTGAAGGAGAGCCGATATGGCTGTCAACGATCTCGCAGGCGTCACGACCTACGGCCCGCTCGTTCCGCAGGAACTGCTCGCGGGCGATCTCCCCATCAAGACGGCGAGCGCTGCTGCCGGTGCCACGATGGGCAAGTACACCATCGGCGCCCGCACGTCGGCCGGCGTGGTGGTTTTCGTCTCCGGCACGCACACTGCGGCACAGGCCGTCCTGGTGATGCAGGACTGCACGAGCGGCGGCACTTGCCAGTACGCCTATCAGGGGGTCTTCAACGACGACCTTCTGGCGGGCATCGCCGGCAACGCCACGCTCTACGCCGTGGCCGCGATGGACACCTTCGCCGAGCGTCAGGCGTTTTTCAACGGTCTGTTCCGCGTCGGCAAGGTCGGCGGCGGCTGGGCCGCGGTCTGAGCCCAGCAACCACAAGATCGAGAGGACTGAATCATGGCATTCAACAGCCCGTACAGCACGGCGCAACTTCTGGAAGTCACGCGCCACATCAAGTCGATCACTCCGTTCTGGCTGCAGTTCTTCCCGCGCCAGATCAACTTCGACACCGAAGAAATCTTCTTCGACAAGGTGGATCAGGACTACCGTCGGCTTGCGCCGCTGGTGGTGCCGAACGTCCAAGGCAAGGTGATGGGGATGGGCGGCTACTCGTCGCTGTCCTTCAAGCCGGCCTACGTCAAGCCCAAGCACGCCGTCGACCCGAACATGGTCATCGAGCGTCGTGCGGGTGAAGCGCTGGGCGCCGGCAGTCTGAGCCTGGGGCAACGCCGCGACGCCGCCGTGGCCGAGATCCTGCGTTTGCATGACGCGCTGCTGACCAACCGCTACGAGTGGCTGGCGGCTCGCGCGATCATCGACGCCTCGGTCACGCTGGCGAGCGACGACTACCCGACGACCACGGTGGCGTTCCAGCGCCATGCATCGCTGTCCTACGACGTGGGCGGCGGCGCGGATGCGTGGGATCAGGGCACGGCCGATCCGCTCGACGACATCCGCGTGGCGCGCATCAACGCGCACAACCGCTCGGGTGCCGTCATTCGTCGCGTGATCTTCGGCGGCAACGCCTGGACCAACTTCGCGGCGCGGGTCGACCTGAAGGCACTGCAGGACCGCAACTACGGTGGCCTGAACGTCAACATCCAGCGGGCCTACGACGGCTTCGAGGGCCAGGAGTACATGGGCACCTACGGTGGCGTGTTCGGCGGCGGTCAGATCGAACTGTGGATCGACCGCTCGAAGTACGTTGACGAGAACGGCGCCGAGCAGTTCTTCCTGGATCAAGACACCGTGGTCGGTGTCAGCGACGTGGAAGGCGTGCGTTGCTTCGGCGCCATCAAGGACTTCCGCGCCGGTCTCGTGGCGATGGAGCGGTTCCCGAAGATGTGGCAGCAGGAAGACCCGAGCGTGGAGTACCTGATGACGCAATCGGCGCCGCTGATGGTCCCGAAGAAGCCGAACGCGAGCTTCAAGATCCTGACGGTCTGACGACCTGACGGCGACACGGAGGGAGGGGTCTGACACCCCTCCCCCATTCCTCTCAAGGAGCCCCTGATGATCAAGCGAGTCCCTGTGGTGTCCGTCAGCGTTCGCCGCGACGGCAAGCGCATTTGGCCGGAACTCGGCATGCCGTTCGAGTTCACCGAAGAAGAAGCCGAGCGTTTCGAGCGCGTCGGCAGCGTGACGAACATCGCTACCGTCCCGGCTGACATGACCGTCGTCGAAGACAAGAAGTCTGCGACGAAGGTCAAGAAGTCCGAGGTCAAGGAAGACCTGTGACCTTCAACTTCGCAGAGGCGAAGGCCACGGCACGTCGAGCGGTCAACACGACGCTCGGCGTGCAGGCGTTCTACTTGGATGATTCGATCAGCACTCCCGTCGAGACCCGAGTCCGCTGGCACAACCGCATCAGTAGGCCCTACGGGGATCTCGCAGAGGGCGGCTACGCGGAGATCGTCGAGGGTGTTGATCGAATCGTCTTCATTCCCGAGGACGTGGACGGCTTTGAGTTCACGACCAAGCGGGGTGGGGTCTTCACCATTCCCGAGTTGCATCCCGGTGTCGAGTTCATCCTTGACTACAAGGAACCGGCCACCGGGCCACTCGAAGAAGCCTGGGTTGTGACTCGGAAATGAGCGTAGCGTTCGTCGTCGATGGTCTGAAGGATGCGCGTCGGTATTTCGACGCGCTGCCTGATCTTGCGACAGACGCTGCGTTCTTCGCAGTCAACGACACCCTCCGTGACGAGGAAGTGGCGGTGCGTCGCCAGATGGAAGTCGAGATCAACTTCCCTCGCGGCTATCTGAAGGGCAACCGATACGGCATCGGCAAGCGGGCTTCTCGCACGAGGCTCGAAGGTTCGATCGTCGGCCGTGATCGTCCGACGTCGCTGGCCCGGTTCGCCGAAGGCGCGACACGCGAGAACACGCGAGGTAAGCAGATCATCGTGCGCGTGCGCGGAGGGCAGCGTGTCTCGTTGCGTCGAGCCTTCTTGATCGAACTGCGGAACAACAACATCGGTCTCGCTATTCGCCTTCCTGAAGGCCAGCGGCCCGAGAAGGCCTACAAGCCTGTGCAGTTGACGCAGAACAGCGGCAAGACATTGCTGCCGATCTGGCTTCTCTATGGTCCGTCCGTCGATCAGGTCATGACGGGCGTCATCACTGACCGCACGACCGAGATCCAGGATCGACTGTTCCAGAATTTCACTCGTCAATTCGACAGGTTGAGCCGCCGTGGCTGACTCCTATCGCCTGCAAGTCCTCAAGGCGTTGACGACGCTCTTGGAAGGCACAACGCTAACGCCGATTGCCGGCGTGACGCCTGCACTTCCTGCGACGCTCGACGGCTTGGTGTTCCGCGGCCGTGCTCGCTTCAGCGACAGCGACCCGGCGACGATGCTCTCGATCCTCGAATCGCCGCGTCCCGGGCCATCGGTCTACGGCAGTGAATCGGAAGCGCGACGCGAGCAATGGTCGCTGCTGATCCAGGGTTGGTGCCCGGACGACAAGATCAATCCGTCCGATCCTGTTTACAGCCTGCTCGATGACGTCGAGCAGCGGCTCGACCGAGTGAACCGTCGTCGAACGAGCGACGGCGGCGGAAAGTACCCCGAGCATTTCCTTCTCGGCGGGCTGATCACGTCATTCGAGGCTGGCGCCGGCATTGTTCGGCCGCCGACCGAGAACGTTTCGAGCAGGAGCTTTTTCTATCTCCCTGTGCAAGTGGGGCTCGCTCGGATTACCTCGTAGTTAAAATCCACTTGCTGTTTTCCCATCCACTGTAGGAGCAAGCAATGCCCATCACGTCCGATCTCGGCGGCAAGAACTACACGCTCGGCCGTGGCCGGGTCTTCTTCGACCGCTTCACGCCGGCACAGGTTGCTGCCGGCATCACCGCTGCCACGCAAGGCGAGGGCGAGCGCTACTTCGGCAACACGACCGAATTCAACATGACGTCCGAGGAAGAGGTGTTGGATCACTTCTCGTCGGAGGGCGGCATTCGGGTCAAGGACGACTCCGTGTCGCTGCAACTCGATCGCACCGGCACGCTGACGACGGACCACATCGACGCGACGAACCTCGCGTTGCTGTTCCTGTCGGACGGCGCGACCAGTGAAGTGCAATCCGCTGCCGTGGCCTCGACGCAAGTCGTGACGGTCAAGCAGGGCATGTTCTACCAGATCGGTGCGAGCGAGACGAACCCCAGTGGTGTGCGGATCGTCAGCAACGTCGTCATTGCCAAGGGTGTCGGCTTTGCGACCAACGTCGCGGCTGCAACCAACTGGGAAGTCGACGAGGCGCTCGGCCGTCTCTACATCATCCCGGGTTCCGCGGACATCCCGGACGACACGGAAATCGAGATCACCTACGACGTGGCCGCCGCCACCCGTGAACAGGTGATCTCGAAGTCGCAGTCGATCTACGGTGCGCTGCGCTTCGTGGCCGACAACCCGAAGGGCTCGAACCGGGACTACTACATGCCGTACTGCAAGCTGTCGCCGAACGGCGACTACAACCTGAAAGGCGACGACTGGCAAACCATGTCGTTCACCTTCGAGGTGCTGCAGAAGGCGTCCAACATCCAGGGCGTCTACATCGACGGTCGCGCAGTGGCGAGCTGATCGGAGTAACGCATGCCCCTCGCAGGCTTTCAGCCAGAGCACCGGGTCATCCAGATCGGAACGACGAACTCGTTCCAGGTCCGGGGACTCGGTCTCAACGACGTGGCGGTGCTCGTGCGCGAGCACTTCCCGGATCTCGAATCGCTGTTCGAGTTGTTCGGGAACCTGGAACAGATGGACGCGCAGAAGATGCAGCCGCTCGTGCTGTCTGTGGTGTCGAATGCTCCGGGATTCGCTGCAAACGTCATCGCGTTGGCGGCCGGCGAGGGTTCTGCCAAGGATGCCGAGCGGTTGCCTTTCCCGATCCAGGTGCAGGCACTTCTCGACATCGGCGAACTCACGTTCAACGACGTGGGTGGCATAAAAAAAGCGATGGAGCTAATCGCGGCGCTCCTGAAGAAGACGGAAGTGAGCAACAAGATCACGAAGACGACGGCGAGAATCGGGTAATCCGGTTCTACCAAGGTCTTCGCCGCGATGTGAGTCTGCTGCTTTCGGAGGGCCACACCGAAGCAAGGAACTACCCCATCGGATTCGCGTGGTCGGAGGCACGGATCATCAGGCAACGCCAAGCCGCACGACGGCGAGCAGATGCGGCGCAGATGCAGATGGTCATTGCTTCAGTGTTCGACTCCAAAGCCGGCAAGCAACTGGCTAAGGTACTGAAGAGGCTCGACGAAAGTGATTGACCAGAAGCAAGTCGAACTTCTCATCAAGGCCCGGTTGCAAGGGGGCCGCGATCTTGAGTCGATCACCAAGTCGATTGTCGATCTCGAAAAGGCGCTCGACGCGCAAGCCGCTGCCGCTCGGCGCGGCGAAAGCTCCTTCAAGGAACTGACCGCTTCGCAGGAAGCGCTCAAGCAGGTTCAGCAGGAACTCGGCGCCCGGCGCGGCGCCTTGCAGGAACTGCAGAAACTCACCGAACAGATCGAGAAGCAGCAAGCGGCTGTCGAGAAGGCCCGCAACTCGCTCGATGCGTTCAACGCCAAGCTCGGCGAGAATCGCAGCGACGAGCAACAGGCGCGGCTGCAGCGCCTCACACTCGCCTATCAGAATGCCGAGAAGCGGCTGACTGGATTCCGTCAGTCGTTCGAGAACCTTGAAGCCGCGCTCAAGGAAACCGGCGACGACACGTCGAATGTCGCTGCCGCCATCGCGCGAGTCGACGAACAGGTTCTCGCCGCAGCGACTGCGTTCAACCGTGCGCGCGGCGAACTGACGAACTACAACAAGACGCTCGAAGAAGGCAAGGCGGCTGCGCGCGACTTCGCGCGTGAGCAACAACTGCTTCAACGCCTGCAGGCCGGCAATGAGGCCGACGCGCGCCTAGCTGCCGATCAGCGTGTCGCAGCGATCAAGAAGATCGAGCAGGCCGAGGCTGACCGACTGGCGATCATCCAGCATGCCGCGCAGTTCGAGCAGCAGCGCCGCGGTCGTGTGCAAGCCGACAGCGAACTCGCGGCGATCCGTGAGTCCGAAGAGTTCACCCGGCGCTACCTTGAGAACCAACGGAAGATCGAGGAAGCGAACAAGCGTGATGCCGGGCTGCGCAAGACCGCAGACGACGCTGAAGCGGCAGCACGCCAGTACAGCACTCTCGCCCGCGCCTCGACGAACCTGCGGCCGAAGATCGTCTCCGTGGCCGATGCGATCAAACAGATCACGTCGCCAGCCGAGAAGGCCCGCGAGACCCTTGATGGGGTCGAGAAGCAGATCCAGGAACTCGCATCGGGGATCTCCAAGATCAACGGGCCAGTCAAGGACGTCGCAGATCAATTCAGGAATCTCCGTGCGGCTCAGGACGCCATCTCCGGGCAGGCCCGCCTCATCGATGATTTCAGGAAACAGGCTGCGGCTCTGCGGGCCACGCGAAGTGAACTGAGTCAGGCGCGAGCACAGGTCACGCAGTACGCGGCGGCAGTCCGGGCAGGCGGCGACTCGGCGCAGCAGTTCATCAAGCCTCTCGCAGAGGCCGAGGCGCGCGTCAAGCGTGCTGCCGCGGCACTGCGCGATCAGATTGCAGTCACGCGGCAGTCACGCGACGCGCTGCGTGCGGCTGGCATCGACAACCGCAACCTAGGTGAAGCGCAAGAGCGGCTTGCTCGCGGTGCTCGCACGGCAACCGAGGCCACGAAGCAACTCACGACGGCAGTCAAGACCTACAACGTCGAGACGACCAAGGGGGGCGCCAAGGGCTTCTCGTTGTTCCGTGACGAAGGCCGGACCACGCTGTCGCTGATTCAGCGCATCCGAGGTGAGGTTCTTGCGCTGACTGCAGCCTATGTCGGGCTGCAGGGTGTCATCGGACTGGCTGGCGATTCGCTTCGTGCCTTCACGCAGCGTCAGGGCTTGGCGAATACCCTGGCGTTTGCGTTCGACACTGACGCGACAGGCCCTGAAGTCGCCGAAGAGATTGAATATCTCGCCGAGCAAGCCGAGCGGCTTGGCGTCAACTTCGAGTTCGCAAGCAAGAGCTACGCGAAGTTCTCGGCCGCCGCACGTCGCAGCGGCGCGGGCCTGGACGAGACACGGTTCATCTTCGAGTCGTTCGCAGAGGTCGCTCGGGTCATCAACTTGACGCCGGACGAGTTGAACGGCCTATTCAACGCACTCGGGCAGTCGTTCTCGAAGGGCAAGATTCAGGCTGAAGAACTGAGGCAGCAGATCGGCGAGCGTTTGCCGGGTGCGTTCGCGTTCGCGCAAGAGGCGTTGAAAGACGTCTTCCCGAATCTCGACAAGGCGCTTGAACAGGGCTTGGTCGGTGCTGAGAACTTGCTGACGGTTGCTGAGTCGATCCGTCGTGCTGCACAAGGAGCACTGAGCCCGGCGCTTCGCTCCCTGGACGCCGAGCAGCAGCGCTTCAACAACTCGGTCCTGTTCTTCAAGAAGGAGATTGCCGACGCCGGCTTTGCCGATGCCTACGTCAATCTGCTGCGCGAGTTGCAGGAGTTCTTCCGCAGCGACGACGGGAAGCAGTTCGCCAGAGACCTTTCGTCGGCATTCAGTTCCGTTGCGAATGTACTTCGGTTCTTGGTTGAGAACCTAGAACTGGTCAAGTCTGCACTCGTCGTCGTCGTCGCGGCTTTTGCTGGCAATATCTTCGCAAGCATCGTCACGCGCGGCGGCGCTGCGGCGAAGGCGATTCTTGGCGTTAGCACAGCACTGACGTTAGTTCAAAAGGCAGTTCTTGCCTTCAATGCATTCGTCATCGGCTGGCAGATTGGCGCGTATTTCCGAGACAAGTTCGTCGAAGTACGGCTTGCCGGCGTGGCGCTTGTCACGGGGTTTGCCGAACTGTGGTCGCGCATCAAGTTCGGCGCGATGGAACTGTGGGAAGACCTCCCGCGACTCATCAGCAATGCGTACAAGCGCATTCTCAATTCGTCAACTGTTTTTACTCGCACTCTTCTGACGATCTTGAAGGCCGGTGCCAATGCGCTCGGCTTGAAAGGATTGGGCGAAGGCATTCAGTCGGCCATAGACACATTGACGTTCCGCACGAACGAACAAGTGTCGTCGCGTGTTGCAGAAATTCGTCGCCAGTCTGAAGAAGACCTTAAGCGGATTCGTGAGATTGGGAACGACCTTGCTGATGAGGCGATTGCTGCTGCACAGCCGCAGCAAGTCAAGATTCAGCAAGCCGGAACAACCCTTGCCCCACCGAAGCGCACGCCGGCTGGGTCCGGCGAGGCGAGCGCTGCCGACATTGCCAAGCGGCAACGCGAGATCGAGGCGATCACGCGAGCCCTCGAAGCGCTCGACGCCAAGATCGATCGGTCGCAGACCGACACGTTGTCTGCGCAACTCGGAGCCATCGATACCGAGTACCAAGCGCTCGCGCGCCGCATTCAGAAACTCGGTGGCGAACAGGCCAGTCAGTTCCTCGCGCAACTTGAGACGGCTGTCGGTCAACTGAAGTTGCAGACGACGCGCAAGTTCAACGACAAACTCCTGGCCGAACAAGAAGCCATCCTGTCGAAGATCGAGCAGGCTGAAGCTGCATCGGGCCGCAAGGAGAAGGACTCACTAGACGCCCGCCTTGAGGCGATTCGGAAGTCCTACGAAGGCACGTACCGACAGATCGCCGACTTCCGCGCAACGCTCGAAGCGAACCAACGTGACACGGCGCCTGCTGACGAGGCCGGGCGCCGGCTCGACGCGACGATCCGCGAACTGGAAATCCTTGAGCGTCAGAAGTTCATCAAGGACGAACTGCAGCGACGCGAGAGTCAGGTCAATGATCTGCTGCAAAGCCGCGAGGCTCGGCTGCGCACCATTGCCGACAAGGAGGCTGCGGGCATCCTGACGCAGCAGCAGGCCGACGTCGAGCGGCGCGAGGTCATTGCTCAACTGCAGCCGCAGATCGAGGCACTGGCGGCGCTCGGCCGCGAGTTCGCACTGTCCATCGACGGTGCGTTCGATCCCGTGCGTGTGCAGGAGTTCATCGACAAGTTGTTACTCGCCATCGGCAGCGGCGAGCGGATGAACGCCGAGTTCGACCGCACGGGTCAGATCATTCGGCGTGGCATTGGGCAAGGCATTGACAACTCGCTCAACGCATTGCAAGAGTCGCTGACGAAGGTTGCGCAAGGCACGGCCAAGTGGGGGGATGTCTTCAAGGCTGTCGGTCAGACGATCCTGCAGACGCTTGCCGACGTGCTCGCCGAGATTGCCAAGGCGATCCTCCGACAGCAGATCCTCATCGCACTGCGGTCCATCGGCGTTCCCGTTGCTCACAGCGGCATGGTCGTCGGTCAGGGATCGAACCGCTCGCGGAATGTCTCTCCGACGTGGTTCGCCAACGCACCGCGCTACCACTCGGGCGGACTCGTCGGCCTGCGTCCTGACGAGTACCCGGCGATCTTGCAGAAGAACGAGGAAGTCCTGTCCAAGAGCGACCCCCGGAACGTGATGAACGGCGGTCTTGCTGCCCGCGGTGGCGCAGCGACGATGGCGCAGCGGTTCGTGCTCGTGGACGATCGCAGCCGCGTGGCCGAGGCAATGGCTGGCGCGGAAGGCGAGCAAGTCACGATCATGCACCTCCGCAAGAACCTGCCGACCGTGCGCTCGATGCTGAAGGGCGGCTGACATGGCGGTCGGTGCTGCCTTTCAGTTCGCCATTCCTGCGCCGCAGAACGCGGAGTTCACGGCTGGCGAGACGGCAATCTCGGTCGCATCACCTATCGGCACTGCCGCGGCACGCACGACATTCCACCTCGCCAAGTGGTTTGACTTCGAGGGTGGTGTCTACACGATCAAGTGCTACGTCGATGACGCGGCCACCTGGGTCGCTTCGGTCGAGCAGCAGAACGGGCGAGTGCTGTTCAGCAACACGGTGACTGACGGCGTTGCCGAGTACACCGTCTTCATCCCCCGTGGGCGCAAGCGGCTCGACATCATCCTCGTGAACCTGAGCACGAGCACGTCATCGTGCTACGTGGCTTTCTCGATCTGGCAGTACGGGAAACTAGTCTATGCCTCTGGCAGTGAAGGCTGGGTGTTCGACACCGCACCTGTCCCCGATGCCTCGATCCCGGAGATCAGCGACACCCGCCTGACCTATCCGTTCTTCTCGGTCATGCCCAATTGGGCGGGCGGGATTCTCGAACGACTGTCTTGGAATACCGACGTGCTGTCGAGCGAGGCCGACGTCGAGCAGCGTCGATCGGTTCGCCGCTATCCGCGCCGATCATTCGAGGCTTCGTTTCTCCGCAAGGGAATCTTGCGGGCACGCCTGGACAACTTCTTTACGGGCACCGGCAAGAACGAATGTCTTATCCCGTTGTGGCATGAACAGTACCCGTTGAGCACGGTTCTCGCCTCGACGCTGACCTTCCCGACCGAGACGCTGCAGTACCGTGAGTTTAATGTCGGCGATCTCGTCGTGGTGTACGTCAATCAGGCGAACTACGAGATCCTTGAGATCAGCGCAAGATACGACGGAACCGACACGCTGACATTCGCATCGGCACCTGTCGGCACATGGGGCATCGGGGCGAAGATCATGCCGCTGCGCGTGGCTCGCGTGCTCGACGCCACGCCGTTCAATCACCTGACCGACGACACGAGCAACCTGCAAGCTCGGTTCGAGTTGAAAGAGCCGTTCAAGGGGATCACCGAAGGATCGTGGGGCGCCTGTGCCCCGTTGTTCGGATTCAAGATCGACCGCCAGAACAACGTGACTGCCGAGTTCGATCGCTCGGTGTTCATGCTCGACAACGACACTGGCACGGTCGATGTCACCGATCCGGCACTGCGGACACGCATTGGCATGCGGGCCACGGTTCACACGTTCGGCCGCCGCCAGATGGTCGCATGGCGGGCCTTCCTGCAGAACGCTCGCGGCCGTGCCGTGTGTTTCTGGTTTCCCGACTGGGTGGCGCACATCTATCCGATCGGCGACATCGGCGGGATCTTCTTCGATGCGCGCGATGCCGGTTTTGCTGATTACCTGAAGGTGCCGCAGGACGCTCGATTGACGCTCGCCGTCGTGTTCAAGGATGGCCGCACGCCGTTCTATCGCACGATCGCCACGGTCGAGAAGGTTGGCGACTATGAGCGTTTCTACGTCACGGTGGCGCTACCGGCCATTGCGCTCGCCGAGATTGAGAGGATCACCTTCGTCTTGCCGAGTCGTTTCGACCAGGACTCTTTCGAGATCCAACACCTCGTTGATGATTCCGCAGTGCTGCGCAGCGGTATCGTCGTCAAGACGGCACGCGACGACGGGCTTCCACCCATTGAATGCTTCGTCACAAGCAAGCCCTATCCGCTCACGCCGCTCGACGAGATGACGGTTGATCCGTCGATTGTTGCAGCAGCACTCAAAGAGAAGTTGTACTACACCGAAGGCATTGCTCCTGCCGCGGATATCGTTGACGGGGAACTGAGGGCCATCCTGTCGACGTACAGTGATTGGCCGCCTGAGTCCATCGAGATCACGTCTTACGACCTCGTGTCCGGCGAACTGCGTGTCGCGCTGCTCGACTACGAGATGGAGGACGAGGCGATGGGCGTCACGCCGAGCATCGTTGGCGGCGGGCTGAACGAGCAACTGATTACTTACGAGGAATGGCCGGACGAGGCGATGGACGTCACGCCGAGCATCGTTGGGGGCACATTGGTATGAGTCTGATCGTCTTCACCCGCAAGATCATCGAGCCGAAGCGCGAGATCGTCATTCCTACCAGGGTGAGCGGTAGGTTCCGCCTTTCGCTCATGAAGCGAGACCGTGCGCCGCACAAGGTTCTTGAGTTCGACAACCTGATCACGAACGCTGGGCTGAATAGGCTCGGAAAAGTACAAGATCAGCCATTTGGAAGTCAAACCGTCAGTTCTCATTTTCAAATTGGCAGTGGAAACACCGCACCTGCTGTCACCGATTCGGCGCTCGCATCGTGGCTCGCTGGATCAAATGCTTCGGTAGTAGCAGGACAACTCGACACATACTTTGCCGGCCCACCTGATTACGCGGAAGTGAGCACGCTTCGTCGTTTCGCAGAAGGCGTCGGCACAGGGACCATTGCCGAGGTTGGTGTCGCATGGGCGGCGTCAGGATCTTTGTTCAGTCGAGCACTCGTGGTTGATGGGGTTGGCACACCGACGACAATCGAGAAACTGGCAGACGACATTCTCGATGTTGAGTATTTCTTCAGAACCTATCCCCCGCTAGACGATGTTTTGGGGGCCATCAACATTTCTGGTTCCAGTTATGACTACACGGGTCGAGCGGCAAGCGTAAATAATGTTCATGCGAGTTCAGGCCCGTGGTCATCAAATTATCATTTGTCCATGGCATTTTCTCTAACACAGGCATGCGCCGTTGCTGAAACGAATATTCTAGGGGCACGCACAGCCGCTCCGGCAGGTCGTGTTTCTCGTGGTACGACCCCGCCGATGTTGCCTTACGTGGACAATTCTCTTCAGCGGGATTGCACGTTCGAGTTCTCTCTGTCAGAAGCGAACTTTGCCAGTGGCCTCGGTGCAGTCTGCCCGTTCCGTCGTCCGTCTTGGGACAACCCGAAATACCAATTTGCATTCACTCCGAAGATCCCGAAGGACAATACGAAGGTTCTCAGCCTGACGTTCCGCCAGTCGTGGGGTCGGGTCTGACGTCCATTCAGAAGCACAGGTGATTCCCATGATCTTCCGTAGCGACCGCCCCACCATCGCCCGCAAGGCCAACGTCGGTCTCGCCGGCCGCTTCCGCATGGAGGCTGTCAGCAGGCGCACAGGGCGGCGTCGCGTGCTTGCCGACTGGTTCCCGAACCTGATCCTGAACAACGGGCTGAACACGTTCGGCACGATCTACCCGCAGTCGCGTTGCATGGTTGGAACGGGTACGTCGACACCTGTTGCTACGCAGAGCCAACTGGACAACCGCATTGCCTCTACGACGAGCGCGACGTCAATCGTGCGCGGTGTCGATCTGACTGACAACTATGCGTATGTCCGATGGACCTACAGGTTCAACGAAGGTGTTGCGGCAGGCAACCTCACGGAAGTCGGCATCGGTAATTCCGACACGTCCTGCTTCAGCCGCGCATTGATCCTCGACGGGCTCGGCGAGCCGACAGCAATCACGGTACTCAGCGACGAGTTCTTGGACGTCATTTACGAGTTGCGGCTGTACCCTAAGATCACCGACACCATCGCAGTGGTCAACATTGCAGGTATTGATTACGACACGGTTCTGCGTCCTTCGGCATTCTCTTCTTGGGGGAGTCTTTATTACACCAGATTCACTTCAAGCGGAATGGATACGGAAGTCCCTGATATCTACCCGATCATCTACGCTTCAGGAACTCTTGGTGACTACACGACCACGCCGACCGCAACTCAGATTGCATCTGGCACTTATTCGGCTGGAACCTACGTTGATAACAGCTACGAGATCACCCACCGCGCGACATTCTCGATTTCCCAAGGCAACGCCGATGTCTACATGATGAGCATCCTCAGTGGTGGATTCGGCCAGTGGAAGATGTCATTCGACCCGCCAATCCCGAAGCGCAACACCAACACGCTGATGCTCGACCTCAAGCTGGCCTGGGCTCGCAAGACGATCTGACGCACCATCATGGCCCTGCCGCTTAACACCTACTCGTCGATTGCCGTGAACTCCCTGTTCATGCCGCCCGATACCTTGCTGTCGTCGCTGCTGATCGACTACGAACTCGGCGGCGTGGCACTGAACAATCCGTCACTGGGCTTGCGCGTCAAGAACTGGAAAGCTTTCTACAACGGGAACGACGGATGGGTGTACCTGCAGCCGGGCAACGAGGCACCATTCCAGTTGATCCAGGACTTCAACATCACGGAAATCTCGCTCGCGTTCGATCAGAACATGAACGTGGCGCTGGCTTACGTCAGCGATGCAGTCGTCAAACTCTACTGGTACGACAACGCCATTCCCGGCTACACGACAACGACATTCGCCGATGCTCGCTCACCGCGGCTTGCGCTCGACGACAAGCGGCCAGCGATACTCGGCGCCTCCGATGTGATCTTCGCGTACATCCGCGGCGACACCCTGTACTATCGCCAGCAGCGTGATCGCTACCTGACCGAATACTTCTTGCGCGACAGCATTCCGGCATCGCAGCGACTCAGGAACATCGGCATGGGGCGTAACCTGCGCATGCAGTTCGAGATCGTATGACCTTCAACACACTCGAATCATCGATCGAGGACGGCAGGCCGGTCTCGCTCTACGTCTTCACGTTCGGCTCGACGGTGTGGCGCTATACCTCGGCCGACGAAGACCTCGATGTCGGCGGCAACACATACAAGGCAGCGGCGATCAGCGACGATGGCGTGCGGCAATCCGGTGAGGCTGCAGCCGACATGCTGACGCTCAATGCCCCGTCATGGATCGGCCCCGCCCAGGTGTTCATGCGTGGTGCACCATCGCAAGCCATCGAGTTGACGATCCTCGGCAAGCACGAGGGCAGTGTCGAGACGCAGGTTTTCTACTCGGGTGAGGTCAGTCAGGTCAATTACCCATTGCCCGGAGCCGCGCGGATCATCTGCGAGACGCTATCGGCCACCTTGGCGCGCGAGGGTCTGCGGCTGTCCTGGCAGCGGTCGTGTCCCTATGCGCTCTACGACCCGCTGACGTGCAAGGTCGGCAAGGCAGTATGGGCGACGCCGATCACGGTTCTTGCGATCTCAGGCAATGAACTGACGGTGGACGGCATCGGAGCACTGTCGGACGGCGATCTTGACGGAGGCTTCATCGAATGGGTCCATCCGATTCGCGGCATCGAGTACATCCCGATCGAGATCCACGAAGGCTCGGTTCTGACGGCATTGACGAATCTGAACGAGTTGTACGTCGGGGCTAGTGGCGATGCGTACCCTGGCTGCAACTTCACGCCTGAGAACTGCCAAGAATTCTCGAACTACGACAATTACGGTGGAGTACCGGGCTTGCCCGGCAAGTCACCTTTCGATGGCGATCCGGTTTTCTGAGGCTCAGACATGGACATCGTTACCGGCATCATCCTACTCGTCGCCAGCGTCGTCATCTCGGCTGCGCTCATGCCGAAGGTACAGCCGCCGAAGCCTGCGGCGTTCGACGAGTTCGACTTTCCGCAAGCTGACGAGGGCACACCGCAAGCAGTCACGTTCGGCGACTGCTGGTCGGAAGACTGGATGGTCCTCGGCATCGGGAACTACCGCACCACGAGCATTGAAGGCGACGGTGGGAAGAAATGACGACCGAACTGATCGTGACCATCAAGCATGTCCGCGATGCGCGGCTTTGCGTCCGTGGCGCTCGGATGTGGTTCCAGCGGCATGGCTTGAACTTCGAGCACTTCCTGTCGCACGGCTATCCGGTTGAAGTGATTGAAGGGACGGGTGACGCAATGGGCAAGGAAATCGCTTCCCGCGTGCGGGCTGAAGCGGCCGGCGAGGAAGACTGATGGCAATCATCGGATACCGCTACTACTTCGACATCCATATGGGTGTCGGTCGTGGCCCCGTGGATGAACTGATCGAGATCAAGGTCGGCGACAAGGGGGCATGGCGTGGTTCAGTGACGGCGAACTCGCAGATCACCATCGATGCCGGCAAGTTGTTCGGAGGTGACAAGAAGGAAGGTGGCATCGCAGGCACGCTCGACGTGCTCATGGGTGGGCCTACCCAGGTTGCGCCGGCTTCCATGACATCCGTGTTCGGCACGCTTCCGGGCTTCCGTCGCATGTTCACGCTGTTCTTCAGCGGTCAGATCAGTGCGAACAATCCGTACCCGAAGAAGTGGGCATTCCGGCATCGCCGCATTCTGCAAGGGTGGGACGGCGCGGTCTGGTATCCAGAGACAGCGGTCATCAACCTGATCCGCACGGTAAGCGAAGCCGAGAGCAATGCGCCGGGCAGCAACACCACGTTGAACTTCTCCGAGGCCATCGGTTTATCCGCCCGTAGCACAAACTACACGGTCAAAATGAGGGGTCTGACCGGCACGCTCACATCCGTCAGTCTCATTCAGGACTACTACTGGTCCTACAACGAGGGCGGCGGCTATTCGGCCATTGTGAATCTCGTAGCAGGCGTGGACTACACCGTGGCAGGCAATGTCATCACCTTTTTGACGCCACCGGACCCGCCCGACGCTCTGCTGTACACAACGATCAAGTACGAGGCGAACGTCGATCTTGCTGGCGCAGGCGAAGGCGAAGGCGAGGGTGGTCTTGGTGACACGCTGATCAAGTCGATGAACCCGGCGCACGTCATCTACGAAGCGCTGACGAACCGCGAGTGGGGCCGGGGGCTGTCGAGTGCCAAGTTGAACGACACGGCGTTCCGGGAAGCAGCCGACGTCCTCTATGCAGAGAACCTTGGATTCTGCCGTCGCTGGTCGCGTCGAGACGAGATTCAGACATTCGTTCAGTCCGTGCTTGATCAAATCGGTGCGGTGCTCTATGAGGACCGCCAAGGACTGCTGACACTGCGACTGATCCGCGATGACTACAAGCAGGACCAACTGCCGCTGTTCGACATCGAGAACGGGTTGCTTGAGATTGGCGAGGCTGCGGTCAGTTCTCCGACCAAGGTGGTCAACGAGATCCGCGTGACATACCGTGATCCGGTGACGAACGAGGACCGGGTTGTCCGCGCATCCAACCTCGCGGCGCTGCAGGCATCGGGTGGCTCGATCAACGTGCTGTCGAAAGAATACCCAGGTGTTCCGACTGCAGAGATCGCAAGCCGGCTGGCAAAGCGCGACCTCAAGGCGGCGGCGCCCGGCTTGCGTCGTTTCTCTCTGACGTTCGATCGTCGTGCGTTCTCGCTCTACCCTGGCGGCGCGGTCCGCATTCAGGACTTGCAGCGGAACATCCCCGACATGGTTCTGCGGATCGCATCGATCGACTACGGCACGCTGCGAGACGGGAAGATCAAGGTCACGGCTGTTCAGGATGTCTTTGGGACTCCGCAGCGCGGCTTCACGGTGATTGGGCCACCGACCTGGACGCCACCGACCTGGACGCCGTGCGTTGGCGACTATCAGTTGTACGAGTTGCCCTACCGCACGCAGTACCGTCGTTTGAGCACGGCCGATTTCAACGTGCTAGAGAACACTTCGGCGTATCTCGGCATTGCCATCGAGCAGGGCAACCCCTTGAACCTGTCCACGGATGTCGCGGTGCGCAGCGGTGCGCCAGAGGTCGAGGACAACCCGCCTGACGATTCCTACTACTGTGGTTACGGGGCCTGACATGGCGAACACGCACTACACGGCTCGCAATCTGTCATTGACCTTCTGTCCGGCCGCAGTCATCACTGGCGCGATCGGCCCGCTCGACACCCTGATCTCGGTCACTGGCCTGACGTCTCCGTCTCCGAACGACATTCGTCTAGGTTCGGCCGCGATGATTGGCGAAGAGATCGTTGCCATCGTCAGCCAAGCCGGCAGCGACTTCGGCATTGCGCGCGGCTGCGGAGACACCATTCCGGCGAGCCACGGTGCGGGCACGACCATCTGGTTCTTCGATGACTTCGTTGCAACCGATGGAATCGAGTATGCGGGCAATGAGACCATCGGCGTGAAGCCATTGCCTGAGACTCTGACGGGCGGCTCGGTCCCGATTGCCTACAGCCCACCCGAGGGGCTTACGTTCAACTACAGGTTCCCTCGTCCCTACCCGCCTGCTCAGGTCGAAGCCAATGGATCACCGTGGTTCAACCTCGTCGACATCAGCGGAGCAACAACGCAGCTTGACCTGACGTGGGTACATCGGAACCGCGTGACGCAGATGGACCTCCTGGTCGATCACACGCAAGCCAACGTCACCCCGGAGGTAGGTCAGACCTACACCGTCCGTGTGTACGACGATCTTGGCGTTTTGAAGGCCACCCACACAGGCATTGCTGCAATGTCGTGGCAATACTCTGTGCAGCAAATGACGTCCGACTTTGCTGCAGCAAGCACGCCCGGTGTCATTGCTGGATATCTGATGTTCGTCAGTGTGAGAGAAGGTTATGAATCACTGCAGCCTTACCGCATTGACTTTACCTTTGAATCAAGATCGCCTGTAAGCAACGATTTCACTCTGTCGTTCGACATTCAAAGTTCCGTTGTTCAGGATTTCTCATTTAACTATGACATCTTGAACTAAAATACTTTCCAGGCTCGGTAAGGAACCAATGCTTCTCACCCCCGACACATTAAAGGCTGCGACAGGTTGCACGCAAGAACGTGCCGACCTGTACGCGCCGCTGCTGTCCGAGGCATGTGGCTTCTACAAGATCAACACGCCGGACAGACTCGCGGCATTTCTTGCGCAGATCGGCCACGAGAGCGTTTCTCTCAAGCACAGCAAAGAAATTTGGAGGCCTACGCCAGCGCAGCGACGCTACGAAGGGCGCAAGGATCTAGGGAACACGCAGCCCGGCGACGGTGAGCGTTACAAAGGCCACGGACTCATTCAAACCACTGGCAGGTTCAATCACGCCGCAGTGCGAGACCGGCTTCGGAAGCACTTTGGTTCGGCTGTCCCGGACTTCGAGGCTGATCCTGAAAAGCTCGCAGAGCCGAAGTGGGCGGCATGGTCGGCAGCCGATTATTGGGACTGGAAAGGTCTCAACGAACTGGCCGATCGCGGCGACTTCAAGTTGATCACGCTGCGCATCAACGGTGGTCAGAACGGCGCTGCCGATCGTGAGCGCCGCTGGGAAATCGCACGACAAGTTCTTGGTGCTTCTACCAACAAGCCTGCGCCGATCGAGACGATCCACATTCCAAAGGAGTCCGAAATGCCCCTGCCACCCGTTGCGAAACTCGCCATTCCGGCATTGCTGAATGTCGTCCCTGATCTCGTCCGAATGTGGGGGAAAAACGGGGAAAAGGCCGAACGCCAAGCTCAGACCGTCGAGAAGGTCTTGGAAGTTGCAAAGGCGGCCACGGGGGCGCAGAACGAGCAGGCTCTTGCCGAGATCATCTCAGCAGATCCGCAGGCAGCGCAAGCCGTTCGTGAGGCTGTACAAGCCAATTGGTTCGACATCTTCGAGGCGCACGAGGAAAGTGTCGATCGTGCTCGCCGCTATGCGGTCGAGAATGCTCAGATGCAGGACGTCCGTACCGTCGTTGGACGCTTCACCTTCATTGAGTTCCTGACGTTGGTGCTGATCTTTTCGTCCTGGACCAGCATCGGCCTGCTTGCCTGGGCCGGGAAGATCACCGAATCGACCTTGGACAACATCGTCATGATCGCGGCCGTTGCGACAATCGTTGGCGCGCGTGAGTTCTGGATGGGTTCGTCTTTCGGATCACGCCAGAAGGACGACATTCGGGCTCAGGAGAAGGTGTGAAATGAGCATCATCAACCTGCGTCGCGGAGACGCGCTCGTGCTTCGAGTCACGTTCACCGAGGATGGCGTGCAGTACGACATGACGGGCTGGGGACTTGCTGCTTCGATGAAGTTCAGCAATTGCGCACCCGTTGACCTGGAGACTGAATGGATCGTCGGTTTCGTCAATGTCGGCCGGCTGCGCTTGAGTGCTGAAGAAACGCAAGGGCTCGAACTCGGTGAGTACGAGTTGAGTGTTCGAGCCACGTCGCCGGATGGCGACCCCATCTCAACCACGCCAGTCAAGATCGTCGTCAGAGACTGACTCGCTACAATTGGCTGTCCGATGTTGTGACTCGGGCGGTCGTTCCACAACCTGTTCAGGAGTTCACAAATGCCCATCGTCGCAGCAGACATCGATTTCCGCCTGTCGGGCGGCGCTGCCAATGCCGATCCCGACGCATCCCTTGGTGGAGCCAAGTCGTCGAACGAAGTCGGAGCGGATCTCTTCGACACCGTTGCCAGCGGTGAAGCGTCGGCCGGCGATACCGAGTACCGATGCCTCTACGTGCACAACTCGCACGCAACGCTGACGATGCTCAACTCCGTCATCTGGATTCAGACCAACACACCGAGCACCGACAGTGCACTCGACATTGGTGCCGGCACGAGCGCCATCAACGGTGAAGAGCAGACCGTCGCCAACGAGAACACCGCGCCTTCCGGCGTGTCCTTCTCGGCTGCACCGATCGAAGGTACCGCAGTGGCGCTCGGCGACATCCCGCCCGGCCAGCACAAGGCCGTGTGGGTTCGCAGGACGATCGGTGCTGCCGCTGCTGCCTACACGGACGACGGTGGAACGCTTCGCGTGAAGTGTGACACCCTGGCGTGAGTCATGAATGCATTCCAACTGTCTGATCTTCGCCGTGCTGCTGAAGCGCCGCTTGGATCGGCGTTGGAAGCGCAACTTGGATCGAGGTGTTCTGACCCCAATGCCGCGTTATGTGTGGCGTTGGAGTTTCATCAAAGGCGGCCCGTTCCACCTACTCGTCGGGCGAGGCCGACGCGACGGAACGCTACGGGTCGTCAGCTACAAGCCAGTCACGCCAAGCAAGCCGTATTGGGGCCACGCCGGCCTGTTCCGTGGCCGTGTCGTGTGGGGAGATCCACCGTGGCCGGATCAATGAGGAAGGATTGACATGCTGACTGATGCACAACTGACGACCCTCGCCGCTGCGATTGCGGCTGAGACTGACCCTGAGTTCGTGGGCTACCGGGATTCGGGTGCCACCGGCGCGATGGCCGAGTGGTTCAACGGCGCGGCCTCGCCCGAGTTCATCGTGTGGCGCACCGCCGTGACGCAAGACGAAATCATGCTGAACGGCTTCGACTGGGTGCGGGTGGACAACCTCGCGGTCGGAAAGGCGCGCATCTGGGTGTGGCTGTTTGGCAATGAGGCGCGCGCCATCAACCCGAGCAAGCCCAACGTACGCGCCGGCATCGACGAGGTATGGAAGGGCACGGCGGCTGATTTGGCTGTCCGCGCCGCCGTGTATGTCCACTGCAAGCGGCCGGCGACCCGTGGAGAGAAGCTGTTCGCCACTGGCATCGGTAGCGATGCCGAGCCTGGGCTTATGGTCTTTGAGGGCCAGGTGACCGGCTACGACATCGTGCGCGCAATCAGTCTGTGAGGCGCTGAATGGCAACGACCACATTTACCCAAGGCACTCGCAGCAGCGCGGTCCTGGCGCTGGGCACGCTCGCCAGCGCAACCTACGTCACGTCATCGGCCATCGACCTTGGCGCCTCAATCCCGTTCGATGTCGTGTTCGAGGTCGAGTGCAACCCGAACGGCACGCCGAGCGGTAACAAGCAGTTGGTACTGTTCGCCAAGTTGTCTCTTGATAACACGAACTACGGCAGCGGCCCGGAGTCCGGCACGACCGCGACTGGGGAAGCCGATCTGCACCTGATCGGCGTGCTGCCGACCAACGACACAAACGACCACCGGAAGTTCTTCAGCCTGCGCGACGCCGGGGTGCCGATCACGCGCTACTTGAAGCTCGTGGCGAAGAACGACATGGGCGTCGCCCTGACAAGCGGCAACGTCTATCAGGCCAACATCACCGCGACGACTGCGTAATGACGAGCTTGATCGTCAGCCGACCGTGGGCGCGTCAGCCGCCGTCGGAGATCGTGCTAAACGCGCATCATCCGCTTGCGCCGTATGTGGTGGGGCTGTGGAGCGGCAGCGCCCCTACTCGCATAGCAGGCACCTCGCTGACGAGTTCCGGCATCTCCTCGGGCGTCAATGGCGGCGGTCGGGCTGTAAATTTTGGTTCGTATTCCGGCGGGGGGATAGTCAACCTCCCGGACAACAACGAATTCCGCTTAGTCGGTGTCAACGGGTCATTAGTCGTTGGCGCGTCAATCGGCACCTTGACAAGCAGCACGTATCCGACTCTGTTTGCCATCAGAGACGGATCGACAACGATTTTTAACTGTGTGCTGGGTAACGATGCGGGTAACTGGACAGGCGGGCGCTTTGGGTTTGGGCTTGCGGGAGTTGATGCAATTTCAACGGCTTCCTCGGCGCGGCAAAATGAAACCGCTGTGTATGGCGCCGAGTGGGGCTCAAACGGGCGGACGTTATACATAAACGGCCGATACAACAATACAAATTCCAACACAAGCACTATTTCATCAACAACCATACAGCCGTCGATTGGGAATAGAATTACTGGCGGTCGCGCGTTTTATGGGGCAATCCATTTTGTGTTTATGTTCAACATAAACATAGGGGCGCAATGGCAGTTGTCGTTATTCGATAACCCGTGGCAGCTATGCGCCCCCCGCCAGATCATCGTCCCCTACGCCGCACCATCCGGCTACACCCATCCCACCCTTTCCGCCGCGACTCTCGTCCCTGCGGGCGGCAACACCTATCAGCCGCGCGTGAGCTACACGTTCTGACATGGCCCGCATCGCCTACTGGATCGTCGTTGCCGCTGCCGATTACACCGGCACGCCGCCGAGCGGGCTGCAAGTCCGCAACGGGCAGCAGAGCAACGGGTCCGCGACGGGCGTTACTGCGGGCTCGGAGGCTTTCGCGGCAGAGTTCGGCTCCGGCACGATCACCGAATCGACGGCGATCACTCTCAGCGCCGGCACGGCCTACAAGGTCGCCTGGACAATCTACGATGACGTCGAGCTGGACTACGCGACGGTTGAGGTCGGGGAGTTCACGACCAACGGGCAAGTCACGCAGGACCAAGCCCTCACCTGGAACACGCTCGGCAGCGCGCAGCAGGACCAAGCCCTCACCTGGAACACGCTCGGCAGCGCGCAGCAGGACCAAGCCCTCACCTGG